TTTTGACATGGTAATTACTCCAAATAGTCAAGTGTTAAATCAAAACGCAGCGTAAACAAATCCACCATCTGTCTCACCACACACTGATGTGTTTTCCTCCAGATATTCCCGGACAATCACCCGAGTTTCATAATCATCACCATCAGCGTCCGATACATCAATGCTGTAATTACTGATGATCTCTTCAATACTTGATTCGTCATATTCACAGCACAAAGCGATTACATCTAACTCGATGGGTTCGCCTGTTTCGTCGCTGTAGTTTTCCAAGTAATCAAAAAGGACTTCCAAGCCTTCATAAGTAAAGTTATCTTTACGATCAGCTTTGTAAAAAGCACCACGGAATTGATAAAGGCTGACAGTTTGAACGATTGACATTTTGCTATCTCCAGTAGTTAGCGGGGTTGAAAATTTGTAAGGCGACGACTTGTCTAGCCGTCTATTGCTTTCCAAGGGATTCTAACTTACTCTATCCGCTTTTACAAGCGTCTACCGCATAAAATCAGAACCCAATGGAAAAAACATTTCAAGCATTCCCAGCATATTTCAAATAACGCTCATCAAAAAACTCCTCGATTGTGTGAGGTGTCAAATTAGAAACCTCATCATATTTAGGGTGATCCCTAGGGTAGTCGAAAATTTCTCCGTCAACCATACCTACACGAATGCCACCGTTGTCCAAATCTGCCAGAAACAGATCATAAATAGCATGAAAACGAATGTTTGTAATATGTGCCATTATGCAAACTCCAATTGATCCTGTTTAACTTCCGCCCACTCTACACGTAACCCACTTTTACCCTGTAAAAAATAAATCTTTTCAGGATGCCCCCGCTTTCCCATTGGACGTGCCACCTCTCCCACAATCTTAGCTACCCCATACTGAGCAATCAGGCTAAGCCCTGGCTGATTAATATCTTTTCCATTGATCATTACACCAGCTTGGATGAATTCCCGTGCTGTGCCCTTGAATGATTTGTATGATTGAATAGACATGATAAATTACTCCTTAGTTGACGATTTTAGAATTACCCTGAATTGTAAACATACCACTGGCTGGGCAATAATATGTTGTGCAGTCATCCGACAAATAAAAATCACAATCTTTGTTCAGTTTATGCGGAAACACTTCACATGTTGTAGAATTAAGTATTCTAGACTCACGAACCCCGATAACACTTTGAAGGGACTTAGGGACATTCCATGGCCCGCGATTACGGGTTACATACACATCATTGATTGTCTTCATACACTATAACCTTAATTGCTTTGATAACTGAAATTCTAACATACTTTTACGATACATCAGGGAAAATTCCAAGCTTTTCAGAGAATACACACAAATTAGCCACGGGAATAAAGCGCACGCGGTTACCTTCTTCATTGTTGTATGTGCCAAGGCAGTCAACTTCAGCCACTTTTCCACTGACTGACAAGACAACCCCACGCATACCCGCGACACTGCTACTATGCCCGCATTGACGGATAACGCTAGCTTTGAAAATTACTTTATCGTTTACTTTCATGATAAGACCCTTGTTTGATTGAATGATTGAATTCTATGCTACTTTTGTTAACTTATCAACCTTGATTGTATCTTTTATTTTCCCGTGCTTCTTTGCGGTCACGTGAGGGCTTACCTTGATTTGTGCGTTTTGTGTTTTCCATGATATTACCCCTTGTTTAAGTTAAATGTTAAGACTATCAATAAAAGATTGTAGAACGGCCAATGTAGGGCTATTGTCCAAATAGCCAAAATCTTTTACCTCTTGAGCATAGTCAGCAATCAAGTCCAATAATTTCTGTTTCATTCAAATCCCCTTAGTTACTTCCAATTGCCGTGCCAGTCTAACAAGCCTCAAATCCAAACCATGCCGAATTGCGAAACGTTCAGCAGCGTATCGACCCCAGATTTTCCAGCCTTTTGCAGCCAGGATTGTAAGAGAGGTAATATCTTTGTTTGAGTGCTTGGCAAAAATACTTTGGTTGTTCATTTGGATAGCTCCAGTGTGTTGATGTAGTGAATTATACACAAAAAGGTGTTGTTTGGTTACAACATCTTGAATTTATTTCAGGCCAACTTAAAGAAAAATCCAAAGAAACCACTATTAACAGGCTTCGCCACAGGACGGACAACCTTAGCAGGTGGTGACAGCTTCTTAGCCCACAATGCGCGTTCAGCCTGAAAAGCTTCAGCGGTTTGCGAGAGGTAATCGTTAGCTTTACGTTCTGATTTCATGATAACTCCTGAGTGATGCCTACATTCTATCATACATTTAACCAATCAAACAAAACTAGCTTCGATAAAATTTATCTAACCCCGCCTTTGCATCCTGTCAGCTTCGGGCACGTATCGCTTGCCCTTGGGTGTTTCGCTGTTTGTCTTGTTTGATGCTTTGAATTATAGGCTGTTTGAAGGGCTTGTCAATACGTCTAAATGAATTATTTTCTAGGTGTAAACCCTTAGAAATACGCTTTTCCATCGTCTCCAATGTATAGATCAGCTTCGCTAAAGTTCTTTTGACAAACACGGGTCAAAGCATCCCCTAAAAACTTAGGCAAACCCTCGTTTGATCTATCCCAAAAGCCTACACCTTGGCGGTTACGTGTCAATGCAAAATCATGCCCGAATGCAGCTTCACTAAAGCATTCCATAGTTTGATCAAACAATGACCCACACAATTCAACAAAACAGGTAACGTCTGCTTTTGCTTCGTCTATTGTTTCATCCGGCAAATCATCATACCAAATGTTGTCCCCAGGGGTTTCACATTCATCATCACCCGGCATAGTCCAAAGGAGTGCAATAAGGTAATGCTTTGTGGTTGTGTCGATTTGGTCAGGTGTTGCCATGGTGTTTACTCCGGTTGAATAGATGTTAATAATCAAATGAGTCCGTATCTTCGTTGCCAGCTAACAATTCCTGTTCATACAAGCATTGTGTAAAGCCAGCAATAAATTCAGGTGTCTTACCGTCAAGGGTAAACAATGGATCATCCTCTACGGCTGAAGCATATCCAGCTTTGAATTCATTGTTTGGGGCTTTTACTCCTGTTGGGCTTGTGTTGATCCAGTCAATAAGATGGTGGCTTTGCATGGTGATATCTCCAGTAGTTGATTGATCCGGCCTAAATTCTAGCATAAATTCAGTTTGCAAGCCACCACTGTAAATATTTTTTAGCTTTTGCTAAGGTGAACTCCTTTACTTGCATGAGCAGAAAACCGTCCTCATAAATCTCATAGTGCCATTCACGCTGGCAGAAAACAAAAGTATAAATCTTACCGTCAATAGTCATATGCCCTGGCTGAGCTTTTGCGGCCATTTTTGCAGCGCGGTCATAAGCTTTGTCGTAGATGTTCATAGTGTATAGCTCTGTTGGTTTGTGTGCTGAAATTCTATCATAACTTTACCCGTGTCAACCCCTAAACCTGAAAATACTTTGTACTTTACAAACCCGTTCACCCTTTAGGTTCACTTTACAATGCATCGATTTAAACGCCCTAGGATCAACGATAGACCATCCAAGCCATACCCATATCACCCTAGTCCTGTTCATTGATCCTGAGTGATTCTAGTGCGTCGATTCGGCTTACCTGATGGTTTGCCAATGCAAATCAAGGGTAAATCCTGCTATTTGGTAGAAATTGACAAAATTTGTCAAAATCCTGCAAATTTGATGAAATCGGGCCCCTATACCATTTTATTTCCAGCACCCCCATAGGATTTTTTATTGAAGTTTAGACTATGTGGGTTTTTGAAGGGGAAATGTAGGAATTCCTATGTACTAAACCACCCATAGCCGCCTCGCCCTATGCGGTTTTTCATTTGATTTTCTTTGCCATATAATTTCAAATACAGTAATAGGAATTTTCATCAACAAAAAGAAACCCCTTGGTTACTTCCCGGTTAAGAGAAATAAATCAAGGGGTTTATATTAAATGAATAACTCAAAAGAAAAATCACAACCCATATAACCTAAGCAAACATACCTAATATTATATGGTGTATCAAAAGATTGTAACACACAAGAAAACAACGTATTCATAGCCACCTCATCTAAAGTGACTTTCTGAGGGTATAAGATGAGATTGCAAGATGTGTAGTTGTTTATGAATGCATGATCAACATTGAATGCTTGCAGTATTTTAATTTCATTCTCTAAAAAGTCATTATAAAGTTCTGAAGCGTCTTCTTCAAATGATTCTGGTTGACAGTCATATAAATAAGTCAATGTTAATTGTTCGTTAATCAGTAGTTTCATAAGTTGTTATCCTCTAGTGGTTTATTACACATGGTTTGCTTCCATTAATAATTATTACTGAAATGCTCTATCTTCGGTGTTATCAAGCAGAAATGCAGTATATACCGAAACGGTAGTAAAATCAAGGATGTTTCTGAGATTTTCCAGCAATTCCTACAAGATATTTGCTTTTGCTATAAGAATTTTCAAATGTCCAAATCTACTTGCACTTTATTAATAATATATGTAGCTTTTGTTCCACTAATTGTTTGAAAGCTTACAAGATAACTCATCACTGAATTAACACCAACTCCAGTTTTATTCTGAAATTGATCCAACTCTTCTTGAATAATACTCCGCAAACGGTTCTGCAAAGCATCACGTTCTGATTGTAATTCCTGAATATTCATAGGTTTTCCTTTAAGATTATTCAATTTTCTAGACTACTAGGCTTCGCCTAAGCCTTCTAGGCTGCTCTCAACTGTAATCTCTCCAAGTTTAAACGGAGACATCATACCAAGGTGCAGCATCTCATCAAAATCATTAATCAATGACCAAAACTGAGACCTATACAAATCACCTTCTTCATATGAAGTACTCCTAGGTTCTAATTGAGGATAACAACAATTGAATTCATGTCTTATCTGAGAAAGATGCTCAGCCCCCTCTTTAGTCAAGGTAACTGTAACGTAGTCATTATGATTGAATTTGAATTGTTGCACGATTAGTCTCCTATAAATGAATCCAAGACTTGACTATACTCCAAAAACTGCTCTGGTGTCAACACCTTTTCAGGATCAACCTCATCTCCTTTGTTGTTTTCTACCTGCAGTACATCCCACGATACAAGGTCTGTATAGCCACGGAAGTCCCAGTCTGAGTCCTCTGTTGGACTGAATGTGCCATGAGTGACTCTATACAAGCACTCAACATGTGTAATCAACTCTTGCTCATTTCCTTGTGAGTCCTGATAAGGGAAGTAATAATGCTTTGTTTGGGCTTCAAAGTGAGACTTTGCCTTACCCCCTCCCCTACCACCAAAGTAAGCACGTACATCTAAATCAGACTCATCGTACTTGTCGTAGTCAATGAAGTCAATATTGTCTGTAGTCTGCATGTGTCCTCCTATTTAATCCAGAATACTTCTACCTTTTGCTACAAGAAATTTGACTTTTCTTCGTAGACTTCCTTGGCTTCATCCCACCCAGAAGCAAACCCATTATCATAGCACTCCTGAGCAAGCTTCTCTAACTTAGAAATTAATCTCATGTGTGCAGGAGAGTTATAGTCCAATGAAGGATTATCATTCGGATAAAGAAGCCCAATGGATTCTGCTAGGGTGATTAGGTCTGTTCTATTCATAGTCTGCCTTGTACGAACGAATAGTTTCTGCACACCCATTCAATATGAAAGACTCTTCTACTGTATCAGAATCTCCATTCCACTCAACATCAAACTCTTGTGCAATACGTTCAATCAAATCAAGGATATGTTGTCGTACGTAGGACTTCTCTTTAGCAGGAGCACTGGCTAGTTCTAGGTCATCTTCATGCCAAGTATAACCATTGATTTCATACCCACCTTCATCACCATACTCTTCATCGTCATCAACGACTTGTATTGTACCAAGTATTCTCTCCATTTGACGAACGATACCAAAAGAATGAAAAGTCGATTCTTGACTAATAATTCTAACAGTGTCACCTTTTTTAAATTTCATAGTATTACTCCTTATTCCTCATCCGTTTCTGCACTTTCAAACATAGCCTTCAACCGAAGGTACTCATTGTACTCAGGGTTAGTAACCCTATCTAACGCTTTCATAATCAAATCAAGAGATAAATTCTGCCAACCAAGATCATCAATGACGGCTTTTCGGATGTCTTCTACTGAGTATGTGATTTCTGGTTTAACTTCTGTTTCTTCTGGTAAAGGTTGCTCTCGCTTCTGTGAGATTACTTCTCGGATGGTCCACTCTGATAAGAGACTGTCATATTTACCATTGGCCCACCACCCACACCAACCATGTGAACTGTAACCAAGAATAGGTTTAGTACTATCAATCCCTGATGCAATATTTTCCTGCAAAAACTCCAGAGTACAGCAAGTATACTCTTCACCGTTATTACAGATGATCCTATCCCCTAGTTGGGGGTTGAATTGCTTTTCCATATCTTTTTCCTTTTCGATAAGTTCAAAACGATCTGAATGCCACAAAGTATAACCAGTGTGTAGAAAACCGATGTGACCATCCTGTTGTACTTCATCAATTACGTAAGTTTCACCAAGAGTGAAAAAATCTTCAACGTATTCATTATCAATGCACTTGACTTTATCTCCAACTTTGAATGACATGATTTACTCCTTTGATTGTTTAATAACTGCATCTATGTATTGATTAGTGTGTACCACAGCATCACCAAAACTACAGTGTTCACGGTAGTAATTAAAAATCAATGAACGAAGACTTGGTTCACGACCATTACGTTCGTAGCCCTCCAGCTCGGGTTCAATCTCAAATAATTCCTTCATTTAAATCTCCTTTAAAAATTGATGCGACTTCAAAATCATAACCACCTTCATCCGTCTCGTCCACCGATTCTTCACGCTAACATGCGAATAAAACAACACATCCCTCTCCAGAACAGGCTCAAAACGACCTAGGATCACCTGATGTGCTACATATGATACCAATCTATGCGCTCGCTTATCTTTTGATCCTGTGGGCTTTAAAGCCTTTGTAGCTAGCTCTTTATTATTATCAAAAGCACTGAACTGCTTGTGCTGGAGTATAATCCCGCAAAAGGAAGAAGGGTAGTCTTTGTGGTTCTTTCTGTTGTAAATAACTGACATGACTGCTCTGATGCCTGCTTCTGGTTCTCCACGAGCTTCATGCCACAATCCGTTGACGATGCAGTTGAACTCTTTGTGATCTTCTGAAACAAAAACACCCCCGATATCTGAACTTTTGGTAGAGATAAAGGAGGGGTATGAAATTAAGAAAACAAGTAGGAATACTGCTAAGAATTTTTGAAATTTACTCGTGATCTGCATAACCCTTGTTGTACCCATCCGAGTAACCCTCTTCATAACGATCATCTGCTTTAATTTCAGAAACAGCGACATCATATCCTTCCTTGTAACCCTTGTCGTAATATTCATCTTGTAAGTCTTGTATGTACGCATCCGCAATTGCTTCTATTGGATCATAAACCTCTTCAAACATAGCACGAAGTACATCCAAGTCTTCATGATCTAACTTCTTGAGAAGCCTATCGAGTTCAGTGAAACGAATGCTTGTGCAATGCAAGTCAACAAGTTCTGTGATATCTTTAACCGATGTGGTCATGTTGTTCCTTTAAGTAAGGTTTTTTGGCATACCATTGCATAATTTCATGAAACACTTCTTGGACTGTAAAATCTCTTTTAGTGTTTAACCACTCTGCAAATATTCGTTCTTGTGTAGGTTCTGGCCCTGTTAGCCAAGTTGGTTCAATCATCAGTGCATCCTTTCTTTTTCAAATAAACTAACTAATAAATCATTAATTGTAACACCTTCATCCATATTTTGTACTTGCTTAATGAAATCCTTTTCATGCAAAGAGACAGCTTTATACACATCTTCACTGAAGTAACTAGGATTTACCTTGATGATAGAGTACATCAAGAGGTAGATGGAAAGTTTAGCGTTGGTTAGTTGGTCTTGAGATTCAATCACGATCAAACCCCTTCTTCCTCTAGGTATTCTTCAATCAGTTTGATTGCGTGCTGGATGCAAGACTTATTTTGATGCTCACCATCTTCTTTGTACAAGTCTGTCTCAATAAGACGATCACACAATGTTGTTACCTTTGATACTTCCTCTTCAGTTAGCCCACCTTGTGCATCCATAAGTTGCAAACTAATAATAGCAACTGCTGCATTAAGTTTCTTGGTGTCTGGCATATGTCTTCCTTTCTTAAGTATTAGTGTTCTCTACGTTGTCATTTCCGTACCATTTCTTGGTTCCATCTTTGAAATGAACAACAGTCTCATAACCATCCTTCATCCATCCCCAGCCTTCTTTAGTCTTAATGCCCAATACAGAACCATAGACAGAGGGTTTTTCATCCCCGTCTTCACATCCCAACGCATACCAACGATCCCCGCAACAGTCACAGTCTAACCCTTCAGAACGACCATCAAAGTACAGCCCAATATTTTGTGCCCTCTTGTGAGACTCACCTACAGAGCCAGCTTCAATCACAACATGATGTGTAATCCCATCTTCTTCATTGAAAATGAAACTTCCACCTGAGTTATTTTGTGAATAATGATAAAACATGATTTTCCTTTCGTTAGTTGTTACCATTGCTCAGGTGATAAACCTTTGCTTTCAAAATGTCAAGCTCTTCTACAAGCCTTTCAATCAAATCCGCTTGCTGATCCCTGAGTTGTTCACTCATTGACAAACAGCTTTGAGAGAACACTAAATTATCCTCAAGGTCTTGTATCTTGTGCTCAAGTTCCCCAAGTCTATCATCATAAGCACTCTCAATTACTCGCAGATACTTCCAATGAATGCACCAGAACTTTCCTTGAAGCACCTCCATTGTATCAAAGTCTTGGCTACGTTTCTCCGTAGGAAATTCTACAATACAACTCATAAGACCTAAAGAACTTCGGACAATTCCTTTGGAGTGCACCAAAGAACTGAAGGGGCAACCTGGGAGAATCTGAACGATGTCACGCTCCTTAACGGGTAGGGGTTTAGTCATTGGATACTACCCGGAACATGCAAGTCAAGGCCACCAAAACAAACGTACCGTAGAGAATTAGTATCCCTGTAGGGCCAAAGAAAAGTTTAAGACAAATAATACCAGCAGCAAGAACACATGCGAGAATAACTGTCAAAAGGGCATAAATAAATGCTTTAAGTGTTTTGTTAATCTTCATTACTTAACCTCAATCAAAAGGCCAAGAATCATACAACGACTAAAATCAGGAGCATTTTCAAAAATCATACCATTTTTACGCAGTTCACTCTTTAGTAAGTTCCACTCTCCCTTTGTTATTTCTGCATGGGTTGGATGAATACCATTTTCTTTGTAGTACTTGATAGCAAGTTCATTAATTTCGTTAATGATAGATTTATAAAATACTTTCATTCCCAGTTCCTTTTCTTATTTCTCTCATTAGAATAATCCTTGCGCTTTTCTTTGCTTTTACTCTTTTCGTAAGGCTGCTTATCCTTTCCATGTCCTAAGAGATTGATTGTACGAACAAAGCCAGAGAGGGTGTCAGTTGGTTTCATGTTAACTGGCCCCCCACACCAGATGAAAAAGTGTAAGAAAGTTTCCCAGAGTGAGAACCATACATACCAAGTGTTTTCTTACTCCAAGTGTCCCGTTCTTGCTGTGTAAGTTCTCGGGTAAATTCTTTGACCACCATTACATTGAAAGCCCCAATTCCTTCTACGAACATACCCCAGTAGTAATTTACACCTTCAATAACCCCTTCGTAGCTGACTGTGAAAAGCTCCCAATCAAGATTATTAATGTTTTCCAAACCATCAGAGTGAATTGGCTTCATGTGCATAAGTTGGTGAACTGCCCCAACAGATACAGCAATATGCTTAGTAGGAGGAACTTTAGTAATCCCTGGTTTCAGATTCTTGAAATCCCCCGGAGTAGGATGAGGATTGATATGTTGGTACATTTTGCAAAAGGCTTCATAAGTAATCATATCAACCCTTTGTTGTACTAGTAATGTTATAAACCTTCTCCACCCCTCCAACCTCAATAAATGCAGCCTCTGTTGGCGTAGGAACCGCCGGATAGTACTCCTCATTCAAAGCCTCAGCAAACGCCATAGCTTTCTCAGCACTAAGATCACTTGCTGCACAGAACAGAAGTTCATCCTTGGGGGATACTGCGTAGACATTAAAAAGCAATCGTGAAGTAGGGCTACGTCGAATGATGTATCCTGCGATATCGTCTGGGTTGATTTGAGTTTCGTTTTGTTCGTCTGTATATTGCATGTTTAATCCTTTATAAATTACCAAAACTTATTAACCCGAAAATCATCTTCTGTGTTATTCACACACCTTGGATTATACCCCAAAGATTCAAAGGCTTCATCTTCATCTTCTTTATTGACGTAATAAAAGAAGTCCTGTTCCAATGTATTTGCAGTGGGAATAACCCCATAATTTTTGTTTTGTTCTTTTAGCAAGGTTTACTCCCCTTATTCTACATCACAAATAACATCAAAAATACTCTTCATCGTTGCAATCAGTACCCTCTGTGTGCGTATATCCCCTGGGTATACAAGCTCAGGAATACTTGAATCCCAGCCTAGCATATCACGGATTACAGCAAGTTCTTCTGCTGTGTCGAAGGTGAGTGCAAATGAGATTGGCTTGAAGGCTGGTTGGGTATTGATTTGTTTTACTTGCATGTTTATTCCTCTGAGATTGTGATGTTAGGAACTAAGTGGAACTCACCCTGCGTGTTACCACAGCATTTATTGAATTCTTCTTGGGTAAGTGTTTGAAAAGCACAGTATTCTACCGGATTAGTATGGAAGTTACCATCTATGTAGACTAACACAGCTTTCGCTTGAACATTAGCTAGCAATACGTACTCATCATCGTTAGTCTTATACCAATTACCAATCTGATGTTCCACTGGTTGTTGAAGTCCTGTGCTTGGTTTAATAGTCACTTTAGTCATGTTTTACTCCTTTTAAATTATTAATCAATTATTCTTAGCCCACTTGAGCATTTTCTCAAAAGCTTCACGGGAATCATCAGGCCAATCTTCCCAATCATGCCGATCAATTCGTACAGCATGAACGAAGTCCTTGATGAGATTATATAGAAGTTTTTCCTGTTCTGACATGATTTTCACCCTTTAAATAAATTTAATCTTCTCCGTAAAAATCTCTACGAAACTGTTTAACACAATCTTGCATACCTGCGTAAACTTCAAGTGCCTGATCTTCTTGCATTTTACACACTGTTTTCATTTTGTCAATCAGAGGAAGAAGTTCATATGGGATGGGGGCATTCTTGTAGTTAACCATGCGGTAATTGTACCAAACTTCTATAGGCTGCTCCATGACAGATTTCATTACAAACTGTTGAACAAGGGGGTGAGCATCTTTTACTTCAATACGATAGTTCCTTCGGTTGATTGTTTTCTCAACAACGCATTTGTTGAAGTTACCATTCCATAAGGACACCTCAAGTGGAACTTCGTTGAGTTTCTTTAGAACTGCTGGGGTTAGGATCATACTTTTCCTTTCATATTGATTTAAACGTTTTATAAGCCTCTCTAGCGCCTTTATAGCGCCTACAACAAGGTTGTAGTCTTTCAGGCTACACACCCCTTAGCTTTCTGCTGTTAGTGGCTTGTAGGGCTTTCTGGTGGGTTTTAGAGTGCTTTATAAATCTCAGCCAATATGTTGGCAACTGTATCTACATTATAAGACGAAAGAGTACCTTCAATAGTCATGGCCTGAGCATTTGTCTGGTTTGCTGCTGTAATATTTTTCAACACACGAAGTTCCTCTGCACTCTCGATTGTAATCTTGAGTTCGATAGGTTGGAATGCTGGTTCAGCTTGGGTTTTGGTTACTTTCATGATTATTCCTTTTTAAAGAGATTCTACCAGAGCCTTCAACACCTTGTCATCTGGGTATTGTTGCTGGATGTACAAGAGGAGAAGAGATTTGTTTTGCTGTTTTGCTGGTGCAAGGGTGTTCAGAGAGACAGCGATAAGACCATCTGGTGTTTTATTAAACCCTTCTGGCCCAGAAACGTACTCAAACCAAGGAGAGTCACTGTCATCATCAGTTTTAAACCTCAGAACCATATCCTGCGCGTAATACGAGCATCCGTTATGGGCAACAACACGATACAGTTCACCAATCTTAAATCCCATGTCAGTTGCGATAGTCATAGTAGGTTCCTCTTACAGAATAGATTGAAAAATAGGATGCACGAATGCATTGTACCCGAAGTATACCGCCAACAGCAGCAAGTACATCTTGACAAAAATATTCGTAGCATTTCTTGTGTTCCAGACACAGGATAAATATGCAGTAAAGATAGAGGAGAATACAAGGAAGGCGAAGAGCATTTTAGGGTCCTTTCAAAGTTTGTTTAGATGTCTGTACTGTAACACAAAGCAATCAACCTTGCAACTTCTCTCTCAGCTTGCACCAAATACGACCCTTCGGAGATTTTTACATCAGCGAAGTACACGTAGTAAAAGCAGCGGTGTTTTACGAGGTGGTACATGAGGTTAAATTCCTTGAATTTTACTTGAGATTAGTAATCTACTTCTACAGTTTGATCAACAATACTGTAAGCACAAGGGTTGAGAAGTTTTTCCTTGTAAGCACGAGCACCATCAAAAGTGAATGGCCCTGCTACGTAATCAATCGCCTCATAGCCTAAATCTTCCACGACATAGTACAGTTTCATCTTCATGATTTACTCCTTAATTCCAAAGTGTTTTCTAATCTTGAGGTGTGCGATGTTCTCATCAGGGGTGTTCAACCATGCAATGTGTGCACACTCTTTGATGATCAGTTCCGCGAACTTGTCCTTATTGAAGTAAGTCTCGGTAATGTTACCACGACCATCAACGTATGATGTAAAGGTTTCTGTGCATTGGTCAATCAGTTCCTTGATTCGCTTATTCATTTGGCTACTCCTTTAAATTAACTTCGTACCGTTTGATTAGTACAACATCTGCTGTTTTGTAATGATGTATTGTACACAGGATGTTTATTCTGTGTAATCTTTATACTCTGCAATTATAACGATCTTACTTCCATTACGGGCCTCAGAACTGATCCTGTGCGATGATTGGTGCTTTTCCATGAACTCAGAAAAGAACTTCTGATAAAGTTCAGGGTTGGCTTGAATCCAAGAAATGTAAAATTCTGTTTCAACGATCTTCACTGCTCTCTCCTAAAGTTGTTTGCGATAGAACGTACTGTACCAGATTTTCGTATGCAGTCAAGATGTTTTTGTGTTTACTTTTAGTTGTTGTGCTTACACAACAGACATATAGAAGTCTTTCAGACAAATAAAAACCTCCTACAGCTTGGATGCCATAGGAGGTGCAAGCGCTACTTAGCTTTCTTGTTCAATTTCTTAAGTTCAACTTTCATCCTTGCAATCTCAAGCTGTAGTTCAAGAACTTCTCTTTCTGACTCAAGGGACTTGATAGTTCTGGAAGACTTGATTCGTTTCTTCCTTACGGAGTACACACAACCTTTAAGTTTTTCAAAGTTCTCTTTTTGCTCTAGAGTAATATTCTTTCCAAGTACATCAATTTTCCAACCCTTCTTTAATGGGTAAGGTACATCTACAGCGTCTGCTTGAGCACGATTTAAACCACTAACAAAGTCCCTATTGGAGTCAAACCATTCTTTTGTAATCACAAACATAATTATTCCTTTCTTAAAATACAATCTTTCTTATTATTCTCTTTCTTACTCCTTCTTTCTTATTAGTGCGTAAAAAGGTTACAACCCAAAGAGAGAAAAAGTTACACACCTTGTGTAAAAAGGTTACAAGGCGACAGCCCCGCTGGTGCCGTCTTTACAACTAGAAGGGTTCTTCTGATTCCATGTGTACCCCCTTTTTGTTGTTGTAAATATGAAACACATCTTTGACTTCGTAGACACTGCTTCGCTTAGTCTTTTTGTAAGATACAAAACCTAGCTTTGAAAGTTGTTGAATGCTTTCATTGACTGTCTTGCGGCTTACACCTGTTGCATCAGCAATTGTCTCTTGTGCCTCAAAGTATGATGCTTTCTGTACTTTGGTGAAGAACTGAAATCTCCAGAGCATGTAGACATAGATCACTTTTGCGCTTAAACTAAGTTCTTTGTGTTGCAGAAGGCCAAGCGGAAGCTTGAGCCATTGTTGTTCGTTGTGTTTCACTTGACCTCCTTTCTTTAAAAGTGCTATCATAGCATAAACGCAACAAATCAAGCAAGTAAAATTTTTGTTGACGACCATGAAAAGGTGTGTTACACTGCAAAGACGGCTAGGCATTCTGCCGTCGCCTTGCAAATATCAATCAACAAACCAACTGAAAGGACTTACCATGACTCGCAACTTCTACTCATCCCCTTCTTACCAAGTCGGTGAAGATCACAATGTAATCACTGTTGCTGAATCCGCAGACTTTCCTGGAGAGGGTGTAGTTATCTTTACAAAAGGTGTAAAAGACAAGGATTACTTTGGTGATCTTCGTCTTGACATGCCTGTGGAGTTCATGCGACTCTTGGCAAAAGCCATCTTGAAAGTTTGTGATGAAGTTGAAGGAAGCAAGGAACAAGCATGACCCTACAACAAGCCCTAGACGCTTCACGCAATCTTGCTGCCCATAACCCCTTTGTTAGAATGCAACCTGATGAGCAAAAGATAGCTAACCAAGCTGGTGCTATACTGAAGAAGGCTGCTAACACGGAAGAGTTGGTAGACTTGATGAATAACCAGAAATGGAAAGCTTTGTTTTAAAGAAGGAGTTAATTATGAAAATGCATGAGAAACTCTCTGCTGGGCAAGCAGAACCCCGTAACCAAGTGAAGTGCCAGTTTCATTTGACATACAATGAAGAGTCGGGTGAACCAGTGCAATTGTGGTTTACGAACACATTGAAAAGACAAGGTGTATTCATGGAACGTTCAGCGGCATATGAACTTCGTAATGCTTTGACAAAACTCTTGGAGGAAGAATGAACAATCAAGTACAACCAGACTGGTTCCACAACAAGACTTCGTATGAAGCATTCTTGTATGCTCTAAGCCTTGTTGATAAGATCAAGCAAGCACAGAGTGAAGGTGCTATTATTTATGATGGTAACGGAATCTTGACAGGAGAGTTCGTGGTAGACTATGATCCTAGTGGACCAACTATCGGTGTTAAAGAGGGGTGTACCACATTCGGCTATGTAGGTAGCCAATGGGACACCCGCACAGGTAAGACTTACTGCACCAAGAAAGAAGTCAAAGAGGCTTTCGGGGGTATTTCTTGGGTTTACCAAAAAGATTTTCATAAACTGTTTTAAGGAATCACAATGAGTTATATTATCGTAAAACACGCAGCAGATGGTGCTTGGGAGACGTACTTTTATGACGATCCTAAAGTAGGATGTCACGTAAGTTACAGTGCTCATTGCACTTACACAGGTAAGCAATGCGACACTCGTAATTCTTACGCAACACCGGAAGATGCTGAAGAGGATTTGAAGAAAATCCTTGACGCAAATCCCTGTGGGAATTATGATGTGTGTCTTGTGATTTCTTAGGCTTTTAAGGAAAAAAGAATGCAATTTAAAATCGGTGATTTTGTGAAGTTGAAAGAATGGGAAGAATTTCTTGAAGTGATTGACGTAAACAATGACTCCGATTCATTACGCGTTGTTGAAGAAGATAAGGATGGTAGTAAATACTACGGATGGTATCCAATTTCACTAGGCTTTATTAAACAAGGAGGAGAGATGAAAAACAGCAATGACACTATTAAATCTGTAACCCAAGAAGACTGGGAGAAATCTTTTATCGTGACTGAGAAGCAAGATGAGTTTCAGGTTGGGGATGTTGTTTGGGATATTTACCACGGGAAAGGCAAGGTAAGTCTTATTGAAAGTGAAGATGAAGTTTACCCTGTTCGAGTTGCTTATGACCATGGGGACTTTAATTACTATACACTTGATGGTAAGTTTGAAACAAAAGGACCACGAGCACTTTTCTTCTCAGAACCAAAAATTGAAGCTGCAGTTACTCGACCTTTTGTTTCTACGTTGGTTGGGAAGAGGGTTGTTGTGGAGAGTGAATCATTGAACCTGTTGATGGCATGTGTTGTAACAGAAGAAACACATGATATGCTTTCTGTAGTTGATGAAAGTAGGGATAACTACCACTGGATTAAAGATGATATCAGTGCAATCTACGAAGTCTCACCAGAAAATCTATTAAATAAGTAAAGGAATTGTAATGGAATCTCAAGAACTTGAAGTTATTAAAGACTACTCACATCTGCTTTCACGTAAGTTCATCATTGCAGCCTTAGCTATTCTGAGTGCTGCAATCTTAGTTGCTTGTGGTAGCATCGCAGATGGTGTATACTCCGCTGTAGTCATTGCTACAAACACTGCATATTAGCAGCGAACGTTATTCAGAAGAAAATTGATTGAACTTAACCTAAAGGAGAACCTAATGTTTGGATTTATTCGTAATATCTTTCGTGATGCTTTGTTTATTTTTAAAGGCTCTGGTGGGCAGTTTGCACCACCTGTTTTTGCAGTGAGTGATTGGCCTAATTTTCTATCTTTGTCTTACAAGCACAGTGAAAGCCTTACACAACGTGACTTACAGATACTTACTCACATCGTTTCAAAACATATCAAAGCAGCAGATCAAGTCCGAAAGGAAATCAAGGAAGAAGCACTTACGTATGAAGTTAAGGATACTCTTCGTCATCTTCTTTTCAAAGAACATCGAGAAGTGAAGGCTTATTTGAAGAAGCTAGCTGCTTTGCAGCACAGGCTGAAGCATAAGATTATAGCAAAGGCTTAATAGGGCACTTTATAACCCCTACGGGGCTTGTAAATGCATGAGGTAAGGGTGTTGGTAGCCTAATAGATAAACAACCAATCATGGGAGGTTTTATGAAGTATTTTGAGGTAACTGTAGTAGCAAATAAGGTATATATGATTCAAGCAGAGAATGCAGACGCCGCGCTTGATATTGCTTGTGAAAATTTCGGTGAAGATTTTATTGAGATTTGGGCAAATGAATTAGAGAATGAAGAGGAGATTGATCGGTCTAAGCGATTCTCTGATGGTGTGATTGAAGTGGAGAAATAAATGAAAGTACATATTGGTGATTACCCATCATGGACTGGGCCTTTTCAAATCGCTAAAAAGATTCTATTCTGGCGAGACACAGATGAAGATGAAAGCGTATACAACTTTGGTAAGTGGTTAGCCAAGGATAAGAATGGGGATGAATCTATATTTGCAAAAGCTTGTGAATGGATTCATTCTAAGAGGAAACGTAAGATCAATGTCAGGATTGACGGCTATGATTTGTTCTCTATGGATAGCACTTTGTGTTACATCATTCATCCAATGTTGATTAAACTCAAAGAGGCTAAAGCTGGAACACCAGCAGTAGACAAAGCAGATGTACCGGAAGAGTTTCATGACACCTATGGTAAACTTGGGGACTTTACAGACGCATACAGCGAAGAAGCTTGGTCGTGGGCACTAGACGAAATGATCTGGAGTTTTGATCCTGATTGGGAAGAGAAATATGGGTTTGGTGCTTCTAACCATGATTTTGATAAGTATCAAGTACACGACAAACGCATGGAAAATGGACATAGACTTTTTGGGGTGTACTTTTCTTCGATGTGGACGTAATTATGAAACGACTTCGTAAACCAAAACTTAAAGATGGAGAACTTCGGGTGTACTGGGGAAGACTTCCTAATGACAATCCCGATATCATTTTTGCTTGGCAAGGTGATTCAAGTATGCGTAGGGATAGTACTTTGTTGTATTGTGCAATGGCAACAGATCAACCTGATTTGCATACGAAACCACTTTTCAGTAAGATGAACCCAAGTCTAATCAAGGAACTTGAACTTCGTGGGTATGACATCACTACGCTTAAGTTTAGCATCATGAAGAAAAAGATCAATGAAAGTTCTTGACTCCAAGAAAGAGGCTGTTATAATGCAGAGAGAAGTTTAACCAAAGGAGTAGAGATTGAAAACACTGTATTTGATTAGGGGTGCCCCAGGCTCAGGAAAAAGTAGCTTTGCGCATGATCTTTTTCAAGGTGGGGTTGTTGATGCAGTCATTGAAGCTGACGAGTACTTTATTCAACAGGATGGTACGTATGTCTTCAACCCAAGCCTGCTTGGAAAAGCACATTCATTTTGTCAAGAGCGTACCCTCCTTGCACTGCAATCTGGCAACAATGTAGCAGTCAGCAACACCAGCACAACTGAAAAGGAAGTTGCAACGTACAAACAGATTGCAGACGAAGTTGGTACTGATGATACAGACCGTCTTTATGATGAAGCTGCTTATGCTTTTGAGATTGCTCAGGATAAGTTCTTTGATAATCTAAATTCAAACGATAAGATTGAATCTTGGAAAATTATTAATTGGGAGTAAAATGAAAGTCTACTACGAAAAACCTACTGCTGAAAAGTTGATAAATGCAGCAATCAAACTTGCTTGTGATTATGAGGTCTTGACTGGTAAAGTACCAAATAAGATTGAAATGACGAAGGAAGAGATTGATGTAATTGATAAGTATTTTAAGCAGTATATTGGATACCAAGAATCAAAAGACAAATCTGACCATCTAGTGTTGTTTGGAATGGATGTTGTTATTAAATGACAACCAAACTCTTCCCAAAAGACCTAGCAAAAGCTATGTCAAATACATCCGATAAGATGTACACTATCTACGAGTGCCAAGACTTCTTGGATATCTTCCGTAAGACGATTGAAGAACTGATGCTTGAAGGTTCTCAGGTGTCTCTTACAGGATTTGGTACGTTCAGTCCAAAATACAGCAAGCCAAGGGTGATGCACTCAGGACTTACGGACAAGGATTATGAAGTTCCTGCTGGAATGACAATGAAGTTTGTTGTGTCTCCTGCTTTTCAGGAGGAGTTGAAACGGAGATATTTGGAACGAAAGGAGGTATTATGAGTATCCTGCATAATATGCCACTGAAACTTATTGAACTTTGTGGTGTACCTATTACAATTTGCACAGATCACATGGGTGAGTGGTATATTGATTTCAATACTGGAATGAAATCAGAATTGCACTTGTACTTTATTGATGGCAAGTACATTGCTAAGTGCAGGTATGATCGTGAAAACGTCATTGAGACTTTTGAAGATTTTCATTACCGCCTTAAGCAGTGCATGGCTGGTCGTGACTTCATGGGGGCCAACTGGGTTGAAATTTACAACGATGGCTTCGGGGAGTTTACTTGGGATGATATTAAAGGGGAATCAGAATGAGTGAAGATAAACAAGATACACGCAGCGAAGTAGAAAAGTTCTGGGATGCAACTTCTGCTAAATTTGGAGTACATCGGAAATACCATGATCTTCATCCTGTGGAACAAGTCCAGTTAGTGCAAATTTTAAATGCTCTCTTTAGTCTCATGCACGATTAGTATGGAAGATACTCAAGAACCTAAACTAATCGCTAATATCTGGCGTACACCATCGGGTGCTATCTTGCAGAGTAAACATAGGTATGACTTCGTGCAAGATGAATATGGCTATTTCATAGATGGTGGTCTAGAAGGTTATATTCGTATGGGTGGTGCAGACTGCCTTGGTTGGGATGATGCTAAGTGGGAGAATCTCTGTGTATATTCGGATGACTTGCACGAGAAGAAGCGGGAAGCATTCAGGTGGGGAACCTACGGACCTAAAGGAGATCAACCTTGTAAGTGGGTTCTTCTAAAGGATTTAGAGACATCTCATATCCAAGCTATTATTGAAACACAGAGGCATATTCCTGAGCATATCAAGGATATGTTTATTGATGAGATTGAGTTTAGGAAAGGACTTGTATGACAGTCAAAGTAAAAATCAAAGGTAATAAGATCAAAGTCCAAGCGAAAGAAGGTTATTGCTCTAATGTAAAAGACTTACTGATTCTCAAGGATAACGGAAATGGGTACTATGTGAAAAGTAAGAGTTATACTTCCGTTCAACCTGATCGTGTGTTTAATTTGGATTATTCCGATATTGAATATCTGTATTTTGCTTATAAGGCTGTTCTGGAGAATGAGGTTGAGTATGACTGATCTTAGGGTTTATGATAAGAGTGGATATGAAAACAATGCGCCGGGTTATGTATTTGATAACCTTTCGTTTTTGTGCACTTGCGGAGCTTGTCCTGAGCAGTATGATGTGGTTTTATTGAAGGATGACCAACGATTTCAAGTTGGTTACGTTCGCTTGCGGCACGGGAGACTTCGTGCAGAGTGTCCTGATGTCTATGGTAAAGAAGTTTACCCTTGTAGCTTTGATGATGACTGGAAGGGTTGCTTCGATGATGAAGAGGAACGGCTAGAATATTTGGAGAAAGCAGCGGAGGCTATTCAGGGTTGGTTGAAAGGAGGAGATTATGAGTATTGATATTGAAGCTAAGTTGATATACGGAGTAAAGTATAAAGACCTTCCAGAAGATATTTTGGATGAAGTCGATGAAATGCTTGATAACGATGATTTAGATTATGCAAGTCCTTGGTATGATTCTGATAGGGATTATTGGATTGTTGGGGTGGAGATTCCAGCGAAAAAGAAAAGCCACTATGATCTTGGGTATCAAATCTCTAATATTCATGAAGAAGTACCGGAGATTTTAATTCGGGATGATATTGAATTGTTGATGTATGTTACACCGCATGTGAGTTAAGGGGGATTAAAATAGCAAACTTCGTTAAACACACAAGCTGCCCCAAATGCGGAAGCTCAGATGGTTGTGCTGAGTATGATGATGGATCAGTGCATTGCTTCGTTGCAGGGTGCGGATACACAATTCCTAGTGAAGAGTACAAAGAAGAACACAACACAAAGAATAAACCAAAAATACGAAAGGAAGTAATGCAACAAGAAACTACAGGAAAACCTGTTAAAGAAAAAGAGGCTATCTCAGAAGAGAAAGCACAGCAGATCAAGGATGAGACTTCTACACGTTGTAATGGCTACCGTGGGCTGAGTGACAGTATTACATCTTACTTCGGTGTACGTCATAGTTTCTCCGAGGAAGATGGCTCTGTGATTGAACAATACTACCCTTGCACACAACAGGGGAAGTTGACAGGGTACAAGGTACGTGAAGTTCCAAAGGACTTTAAGAGTATTGGTCGTACAGGAGCAACTACAGAATGCTTCATGCAGTTCCGTTTTCCTCGTGGCGGGAAGTACGTTATTTTGACGGAGGGGGAAATTGATGCCCTATCCGCGTATCAGATGCTCAAGGAGTATAATGAGAAACGAGGAAGTGATTATGAAGTAGCAGTTGTTTCTGCAACTACTGGTGCGCAGTCAGCAAAGCAGATTGCAAACAATTATGCTTTCTATGACATGTTTGAACAAATCATAATCTCATATGACGGAGATGAGCCTGGACAGAAAGCTATTGATAGCATTGTGAAGGTTATGCCAAAAGGCAAAATTAAGATCATGCAGATGAAGCATAAGGATGCAAACGAGTATTTGACAAAAGGTGATCAAAAGTCTTTTATCAGTGATTTCTACAATGCTAAGACGTATGTGCCTGTGGGCGTAGTTGGTAGTAACCAGATTTCTGATTCAATGCGGGAAGAGTTCATGGTCCCCAAAATCCCCCTGCCACCATTTATGCATAAGCTGCAAGGTATGATGGCAGGGGGTGTACCCCTCGGAAGAATCCTGAACTTGAGTTCAGCCAGTGGAACTGGCAAATCGACCATTGTTGACGAAATTATCTACTATATGCTTTTTAACTCTCCACATAAGGTTGGGGTTGTTACTTTAGAGAGTACAAAGGGTCAGTATGGTATTAAGTTACTCTCTCGACATATCAGTCAAAAACTTGAGTTGTTAGAAAACTCGGATGCATTGGCTATTCTTGGAAGGGAGGACATCAAGGAGAAGGAGTACGAACTTTTTAACCTTGAAAACGGAGAGCCACGCTTCTATCTAGTGGATGATCGGGGAGGTGAAGTTGTGGGGGTGCAAGAGGCGATTGAAAATCTCATTGTAGCTTGCGGGTGTAAGGTCATTGTTCTTGACCCTGTTCATGACATCGTGTCCTGCCTACCGCTAGAAGAGCAAATTAAGTTTGTGAACTGGCAGAAAGGTATGGTAAAATCTCATTCTTGCACGTTCTACAATGTGGCACACACCAGAAAGACCCAAAATGGTCAGAAAGCGGGTAGTGCAGGCGCTGATTTACATGAAGAGGATATGATGGGCACTTCAGATTTATACAAAAGTGCAGCTTGTAACTTAATGTTCAGTAGAAATAAAGAATCTGAGGACGACATTGAAAGGAATACAACTATTATGAAAGCTACTAAAATCAGGTGGACTGGTAAGACAGGTATCGCCGGGAAGTACTACTACGACAATGAATCGCATACAATGTGGGATTTGGAAGATTATTTAAATAAACAAGTCTAAAAATGAATTGGAGTGATTATTTTATTTATGACGAATCGTCCCCATCTTGTCTGATTTGGAAAAATTCTAAAAAGGGAAATTGGGGGCAGTTTTTACACAGGAGTGGTGATCGTGTTGGCTGTCAGTACAAGAGAAAAGGAAAACCTAGTTACTGGCGGGTAGTAGTCGACGGGAGTGGATACCAAGTTCATGTAGTAATTTGGGAAATGTTTAATGCCAAAATTATAGAGGGTATGATTGTGGATCATCTTAATGGCATACCGTTTGACAATCGCATTTCAAACTTAAAGCTAAAGCCAGCACCTGATAACTCAAAGAATGTGGGGATAACCAAACGTAACTCATCAGGTAAAGTCGGGGTTTCGTACTCAGCAAACCACAACGCATGGTGTGCTTGTTGGGTTGATAAGTGTGGGAAGTTGAAACTTAGAAGTTTTTCTTGTAATAAATATGGCACTGAGAAAGCGTTTGAACTGGCCTCAAAACTCAGGGATGATATGATTCTTAAGTTAGTTAGTGAAGGTGCTGACTACACTGAACGCCACGGAAAATAAATAGAGGAAACAATGAAGAAAATCACAAACTGGAAGAATGCTACTGTTGCTGACTTGGAGGCTGATGCCCTACTTGATGAAGCAACCTTGATTCACATCTTGTGTTGTGAACTTCAAGATGGAAAGACTTTTGATATTCAAGGGGAAGATCACCAACGGATTCAGAAGTTTTTCCAATACCACATTGACAACGGTATTCCTATTGTCATCCACAACGGCATTACTTATGACATTCCACTGATTGAAAAATTACTTGGAATTGACTTATCAGAAGTAATGTTGATTGACTCTTTGTATGTGTCTTGGTACTTGTACTTTAACCGAATGAAACATGGCTTGGATTCTTTCTTTGAAGACTTCGGTATTGCGAAGCCAAAGATTGATGACTGGCAAAACCTAACTCGTGAAGAGTACACGTACCGTTGCCAAGAGGACGTTAAAATCAACAAAGCACTTTGGGAAGATCAGAAGGCAAGGTTGATTGACATTTACTCCAAGTCTAATCCTCTTGTAGCAAATGGTTCTGTAGGTGGTACGAGGGTGAGTCCAGATGAAGAGATTTATCTAGACCAATTCCGGGAAGAGTCCGTAGATGATGCTATTGATCGTATCTTGACATTCTTGATGTTCAAAGCTGACTGTGCAAGGCTTCAAGAAAAGACTCGTTGGGAGGTTGATGTTGAACTACTTGAGACTTCGATTGCAGAATTGGAAATAGAAGTAGAGAAGTCCAAGAGTGCCCTTGAGGCTGTGATGCCCAAGATTCCTAAGTATTCACCAAAACATAAGCCAGCTAAACCTTATTTGAAAAATGGTGAGTTGTCTTCTTCGGGTAAGTCATGGGAAGAAGTTATTGAGCAGTTTCGTACAAAAGCAGTGGACGAGTTTGGTACTTTGATTGTAGCTAGGAGTGATAAGCCAGATGAATTAAAAGTCCTGAAGTCTTATGAAGAGCCGAACGCTAATAGTTCAGAACAGATCAAAGCATTGCTGTACTCAAAAGGCTGGAAGCCAGAGAGTTTTAAATTCGAGAAGGACGAAGAGGCATTCAATAAGTGGATTTCAAAGAAGCCAAAAGAAGGCTCTCATCACTCTGCATGGACTCACTGGAAAGACACTAAGCCAAAAGAAAGGGCAATTCCACAGATTACGGTTACAGGTGAAAGCGGAAAAGAGTTGTGCCCTTCTGTTGAACGATTGTCAGAAGAAGTTCCTGAGATTGAAGCTTATGCTGCATTCAATGTTGCAAAGCACCGACTCAGTATTTTGAAGGGCTTTGAGCGGGATTTGGTTGACGGAAAGTTCTTACGTGCTCGTATTGGAGGTCTGACTAATACGCTCAGGGTTCGGCATGCCGAAATCGTAAATCTGCCTGGGATTGACAAGATGTACGGTAAGATTGTCCGTGGAGTTTTGATTGCTGGTGAGGGTAAAGTTCACATAGGCTCAGACATGAGCAGCCTTGAGGACCGCGTTAAGCATCACCTGATGTTGCCTCATGACCCAGAATACGTGAAAACAATGCAGGAAGACGATTATGATCCGCATATTTTGATGGCCTTGACCGCTAAAATGGTTACTCAGAAAGAGTATGATGACTTTAAGAAGGGGATTAAATCAGATAACGCAAAAGCTAGTCGAAAGAAGGGCAAGACTACAAATTATGCTAGTGTGTACAACGCGGGGGCACCAAAGATTGCCCAAGCTGCAGGTGTATCACTGGAAGAGGGTAAGACTCTGCACACTGCATATTGGAAACTTAACTGGTCCGTAAAGGCTATCGCTGAGGAGCAAATTGTGATTGAAGACTCAAGAGGTGCTAAGTGGTTGGTTAATCCTGTAAACGGATTCTGCTACTCTTTGCGTAAAGACTCTGATAGGTTCTCTACATTAGCTCAAGGGACTGGGAGTTTTTTCTTTGATATGTGGGTGGACAACATCTTAGAAGAAATGCAAAGACGTTGGCGTAGGAAAACTTTAACAGGGGGATTTCATGATGAACAAATTATTACAGTCAAGGATGACCCTAAAGTCATTGAGGTTGTGACAGAGATTGTTAAGACTTCTATTGACAAAGTGAATAAAGACTTTAAACTTCGTAGATTGTTGGGTTGTGAAAGCCAAGTGGGTAAGCGTTACTCGGAGATTCACTAATGACTATCTATCACTACCTCTACGACACCAAATTCTCCTGTATACTCAAGCTAACCGAATCAGGAGAAATCATCCAACGCTTCTTCATCCAGAGATGTGACCTGATGGAGTTAGCCTTGGTTTGCTGGGAGAATTCAATTGATAAACTTAATTTGGAAAAGGAGTAAATATGAAACGATTGTATCTTGAAGATTTGGCAACCTACACACAAGAAGATGTGTATAAACATATTTCTGATAACTATGAAGTACCGCTGAGCGAAGTAAAGAAGTATCAAGTGCTTGTGGCTTACGAAAGTGTAGGCTCATGGGGTTGTGATAGTTCATCTTGGTTCCTGCTTAGAGATAGAAAGTCCGGTAATCTGTATGAAACACATGGAAGCCATTGCTCTTGCTATGGGTTTGAAGGACAGTTTGAACCAGAAGAAACTACAGTAGAGTATTTGCAGTCTGATAAATTCTACTTGTCGTGTGGTGGTTATGATAATGATAGAGATGGCAACATTGCTAAGGTCAAATCGTACATCAAAGAGTTGGAGGAGTAACATGGAAATTCCTATAGAAGTTGAAATTACGCCTGAAATGATGGCAAAGACTTTCTGGAGTATGTGCGCTGATCAACAAGCATCGTTCTTTGAGGCACTAGGAAAAGAAATCGCTGGGGATACGTATCATGCACAAGTTCAGTGGTTCTATTTAGAGGATGAACTTCGTTTGAGTCCGCTTGCAAAAGACACCTTCATGGATATGGCTGCACCTATGTTCTGGCAAACTTTGAAATATATGGAGAAGGTATGAAAGACCTACTAGGAAGAGAAGTCCAAGTTGGGCACTACATCTGCTATGCTCTTACAGTTGGACGATCAGCAAATCTTGCTGTGTACCAAGTGAAGGAAGTTCTTGAGGATAAGATTAAGGCAATCAAACTTGAATCGTCTTATGGACAACCGAATTGGGATGTCAATTTACAAGATGGTAAAACTGCACCACGAAAGTACTGCAAATTTGTTTACAATCCAGGAGGAGAGTCGCACTTCAAAGAAATGTCCGAAGAAGAAAAATCTAAAGTTGACAACAAGACTTCAACTCTTTCTATGCCGGAGAGGATTTTTATTCTTGATGGGTTTACACCAGACTTGTTGCAATCAAACAACACATAAACAAAAAGATCAAATAGATGAGTAAACCTGCAAAATCTGTGCTATAATTCGGTTTAAGCAACAGTAGCTCAGTGGAAGAGCTGGAAACTCATAATTTCTTGGTCAGTTGTTCGAATCAACTCTGTTGCACCAAATTTCCTACTTCGTTAGGAATTTATGTAGTTAGTCCTTCTACCGAAAAGGGATATTTTTAAAAGGAGTAAATATGAGTTTTGATGCGTATAGTACTGGTTCTAGTTCCGGTAAACAAAAAACTGAAGTTGACTTTGATGCTCTGAATCACTATGTGGTTGAAGCAGCAGGGTTGCAGAATCGAGAGGTTCTTGTTGGTGTTGTGTCCTCTATTGTTGATCTTGGCACACAAGCACAAGATGATGCAGCAGTTCCGTTCACAGGTAATGAAGATGATGAAGCAGTAGAGATTGCTAAGAATCCCAATACTTACTTTGAAGATGGTATTGACCCCAATGATCCAAAGCGAAAGAAACAAGTTCGTCTGAAACGGTGGCCTCAGAAGCCTATTCAGTCTGTTGCAATCTCGGTTGACTTCCCAGATATCATGCTGGACAAAGGTCAGTTCTTTGGCAGTAAAGAAGCTGAAGAAAAACCTCTTCGTTTGTGGCTTGGTGGTAGTTTCTACGTCCCAGAGGTCGGAATGATCGTGGGACGCCCAACTCCCCTGAAGGTTACAAAGAACACTAAGGACCAGTGGTCATTCAACAAGAAGCACCTGTTCTATCAGATGGCATCTGCTGCAAAGCTGATTGACCCATCCAAGGACGAACCTTTCTTGCCAAAGGATATTGACAAGTTGGTTGGTAAGGCTTTCTGTTTTGAAGCACAGGTGTTCTTCAAAGAGTCCAAAGGTAAGGAATACTTCACAGAGTACATCAAGTTCGTGAGTGGTCTTGGGCGTGGTCAGAAAGCCCCCGATTGTGAAGTTGCAAAGAACTTAATTCAGTTCAATCAAGACAATGATCCTGAAGCCTTGAAGGAGTTGCGTAATCATGTGAAGAACACAATCAAACGTGCATCTAACTACGAAGGTAGCAAGATTCAAAAACAACTTGATGCTTTGTATGACAACAACCAACGAGACACACCCCAGGATGATGATTCTGATGGTGCTGATGATGGTAATGGAGGCGAGGTCAAAGTACCAGAGAAAGCAAAGGCTAAGGCTGTTCCTAAGAAGGCTGCGAAGCCTCCTGTGGATGATTTTGATCCAAACTCGGATTCCGATCCTTTTTGATGTAAATGCAAGAAGAGGAACATAAGAGGTGTTTCAAGTGCGGAGAGACTAAACCACTCTCCGACTTTTACAAGCACCCAAAGATGGCTGACGGACATGTTAACAAGTGCAAAGAGTGCAATAAGAAAGATGTACGTGAAAACAGAGAAACTAGATTGGATTACTATCAGGAATATGACAGAGAGCGAAGTAAAGATCGTGAGTCTGACAGAATTCAAAAGCAGAGGGAATATAGTAAAAGACCAGAAGTTCTCAAACGGAGTAGAGTTATTAAGAAGATGTCTGCGGATAGATACCCACACAAAAGTGTATGCAGGTACACCCTCTCAAATGCTATTAGGGATGGTAAAATCTTTAGGCCTGGTTTTTGTGAATTTTGTGGTAAGCAATGTACCCCTCACGGACACCATTCTTCGTACTCTATTGAAATGGCTTTACTGGTTACTTGGCTTTGTACCAGTTGTCATGGAAAAGTGCATAGGGTTTATGGTGATGATTAAACACCCTCAGTTAAACTTTCTAGGTTCAAGGTACTCTGCCTTAGCCTAGATTGTTTCAGGGGCTTATACGAGGCTCTAGGGCCTTTAGATTGACCGTCTGTAACTCAGTGAATAGAGTAGTCGTTTTCTACACGATTAGCCGGGAGTTTGAATCTCTCCAGACGGACCATCTAAGGGTCTTAGGGTAAAATGAATTAATGTAAAGGAGAAAATACATGCAAGAGAGTAACGAAGTTACGAGCGCCAAGCAAGAAGAAAAGAATATCCATAACCCAGCTCGCTACGAGGGTGAATCCTTTGAGGACTATCGTTCTCGTCGTAATGAATCCAATGCTATGGCAAAAGCTAATGCAAGCATTGGTCAAGGTAAACGAACTACTCGACAATTAGTCCGTGATCGTCTTTGCAGTGAAGGTAAGATGAAACTTGTAGCAGGTTCTTACGGTAAAGGTCTGCGTAATTGGATTAACCAAAAAGAAGCAGCTAAATTAGCTAATAAGGAGTAAACATGCAAAACAATCAAGAACGCTACGTGGCTAAATTTGTAAATGGCTACCACTGTATTTTCGACACAGAAGCCTATGAGAACATTCGTGTTTTCTATCTTCAGCGTGATGTGGATGAAGCAGTTAAACGGATGAATAACCAACGAGGAGGTAAGTAATGAGTGAACAAGAGATTTTGGAAGATATGCGCAAAGAAGCCAAAGAGCGTAACGAAGCGGAGAAGAAACGTGCAGCAGACCGTTTGCGTAAGAACGCAGAGTGGAACAAGGCTAACAAACCAAAGAAAGGAAAGAACAATGACTAACAAAGTTAAAAACTCTGTCACCAAAACAGCACGAGAAATTCCTATTATTGCATGGGCAGTGGAGGTAAACGGAGGAATTGAGCCTTCAAATATTTTTGAGACTCGTAGTACTGCACGTTGGATTCGTAATGCATCATTGATTGAATATGAGGAGGATGCAAAACTTCACGTTCGCAAAATTGCTATTCAAGTAATTCCGGGGCGGTGATGAATAGCTATCGTGCATTCATTGTAGTAATCGGATATCTGGCCTTTGTTCTTTTCTTGCTTGCTGTGATTAGCATCGGAGGTGTTCTGAGTATTGCAGCAGCGGGGATTGCTTTGGTGGGGTATTATCCGTTTAGGGTGTGGGAGTGGGTATTGAGTAAATTTACTAAGGACAAGAAATGAAGTATCTTATTGTTGGTGCAGTGGTGGCTGTGGTGTCGGTTATAATTTATTTTAGTCCACTGTTAAGTTCACTGGCTTACATTCTGTAATTTAAAGGATTAATTTAAAGGAGAAATATATGGAAAATCAAGAAAAAGTACATCAATCACAAAAAGACATCGTTAACCGCTTGGTTCGTTTGTACAGTGAACAGGATTCGATCAATGAACAGGTAAGGGAAGTGAAAGATGAAGCCAAGAAAATTGGCTATAAATCTGCCCTGCTAGCTAAGGTTGCAAAAGCAATCTGTGCAGCAAAGACTGGTGAGTTGCTTGCACAGTCTGAAGAGATTCAGGAGATTATTGAGGAGGTTCGGAGTTAAGGATTGACCCGAAAGGGTCTTTCTAGGAAAGGGGGTAGTTATTGAGTAAGATTTTATGCTTTGATTACGATGCAGTAATTCACAGAAGTTCTGCAATGGCACAAAAGAATAGTATTTCATGTTTGCACAAACCTACAGGAGAAGTTTTTACTTTTGATACCCGCACTGAATTCTATGGGCGTGATAAGAAGAAATCTGGTGGATGGTTATCTGGTCAAGAGGGTTTCGTACTGGAAGACTTTGAGATTCAGAGTGTAGTTACACCAGAACCTGTAGAGAATGCCTTGCATACAGTAAAGGTGACTATTGGAGCTATTCTTGATAAGTTTGATTGCAAGAACTATTATGGTTATGTTGGGGGCACTGGAAACTTTAGACTTGACATTGCTACTTTACTTCCCTATAAGGGAAACCGCACTGCACCAAAACCTGTACATCATGCAGCTTGCAGAGACTATGTGATTTCAAATCATAATGCAAAAGTAGCTAACGGTTCCGAGAGTGACGATCATCTCGTGACTGATGCTTATAAGGCATTAAAAGAAAAGAAACCTTGGCTGGGAATTATTGCTGAAAAGGACTACAAAGGTTGTGACGGTGACTGGTATGATTACACCAAGCAGGACATGAAGAAAATCAGAGGGTTTGGTAAACTGTGGCGAGGGCCAGATGGTGTTGATGGTTATGGCAGGATGTTTAAGTACTATCAGGCTTGTAGTTCAGATGATTCTGATAACTACCGAGCACACTGCTTCTCCGACAAAGAGAACGGCCCTGTAACAGCCTACAATGCCCTCAAGGATTGCAAGAACGACACAGAGGCTTTTATTGCTATGAAAGATCATTTCCAATATCTCTACCCGGAACCAAAAGTAATAACCAATTGGCGTAACGAATCTTTCGAGATTGATTGGTTTTATGTAATGAATGAGATGTTCCAACTTGCACATCTGAGGCGTTGGGAAGGTGACAAGATTGACCTTAGAAAAGCTTTTAAAGGATTGGGGGTGGAAATATGATTGAAATCAAAACACAGCAACAACGTAATGCTGTTCAAGCAACTTACGAATTCAGTAAAGAACATGCTGAATTAATTGACAGTAGTGACGGGCAGTTTTCAGGGAATTTCTGCCACGAGACTTATGAAAGAAATGGTAAGCAAACAATCTATTACTTTGACGGTAATGAACTATTTGCTTATGAGGATGTAGAATAAGCAGCAACATTAAATTCATTGACAACAACGATGAATCAGGAGATTGGTGTGTAGTTGTCCTAGATGGTGAAGTGGTTCACGAAGGCCATGACTATCCACGAGGATATTGGTTTGTGCAGTTCTTCAAGAATTATCAAGGGGTTGCTGAATATGTAGAGCACATTCAGTTAACTGATGATGAGATTGACAATTGGCGTGAGGTTGTTTATGGTGAGTAACTTTGGAGGTGAAATATGAACATTAATAAACTAAACACAAAAGCAAAGCGTGAAATTCTCACAAAGGTTGCAAAGTACATTCAAGATGCAGCAGAAAATGAAGATACTGATGAAGTTGATCTTGCCCTAGAGGTTTTGGTTGAATACTTTCTAGACCCACTCTCAGCAGAAGATTTCTTTGGTTCTGAGGGTTGGCAGGAGTTCTTCAGTGTATGACTCGTGAGTTGTACAGCCCCAAAGATAAAGCAGAAGTTCGAGACTTACTCCTGAAAGAGCAAGGAAACAAGTGTGCACTAACAGGTTTACCATTAGATAAGTCCCAAGCAATTTTGGAACATGCTCACGATGACGAAATGTTTGTTCGTGGTGTTACTAGTAGAGCAGCAAATAGTCTACTAGGTGTCATAGAAAATAATTTTAAACGTTACATGTCGTGGTGGTTTAGTGGTACAATATCGGAGTTCTTGAGGCAGTGTGCGACGTTTCTCGAAAGACCTCATGATAAACGCTTTCGGCATGATCAGTGGTTGAAGAAGTCTGGAATATTGTTCAATAAACTCCCAGAAGGACAAAAGAAAGAAGTCCTGCACTTACTGGGACAACCTCAAGGTAGTAATGCAACTGAACGTAAGAAACTTTTTCGTTCGGCCTTGATGACTAGGAAGTTTACGTTTGCAGAAGTAAAGAAGTTAATTCAAGAAAGGAAAGATAAATGAAACTTACATTTCAAGCCACGGATGATGAAGGAACTGTTATCACTCACGAATCTGATTGTCCAGTGTGGTATCTAGCCTTGGATCAGTTTGTGAAGTTTCTTCGTGGGTGTGGATATGATATTGAAAATAATAGCGTAGGGATTAATATCTCCCTTAATCATTATGGCATTGAAGACTACCCACTAGCTAATATTACTACATTTGAAGAGGAGTGAGACTTGCAACATCCACAAGAAACAAAAGATAAAATTAAAGCTCTGAGTGAACTTGGATTTTCTTCTCGGGAGATTGCTAAGATTGTTCTTGGGTCAGAGAGTAAGAAGAGTAGTGTTTGCAACATTCTGAATTCGGGAAATAAGAATACCAAAGTAAACCAGAGCAAAGAAGATAATTCTAGAATTCTTTTCATTTCAGACTTACACATACCTTTTCATCATCAGGACAGCTTTGCATTTCTCCTACACCTCAAACAGAAGTACAATCCAACACGCGTGATTTGCTTGGGTGATGAATTGGACCAACATAGTTTAAGTTATCATGAGAAAGACCCTGACCTTTATTCCCCAGGACATGAGCTGAAAGTAAGCCTTCCGTTCATTCAAGAACTTGAAGAAATCTTTCCAAAGATGGATATCCTAGAGTCCAATCATGGTAGTCTTGTGTGGCGTAAAGCGAAGACTAATGGTATTCCTAAGCATTACATTAAGAGTTATCAAGATGTGTTGGGTGTAGGGTCTGGATGGAAGTGGCACTTTGATATGACACTTACTTTGCCTGATGGTACACAATGTTATGTGCATCATGGTAAAGCAGCAGATGTTCTAAAGTTGTCACAGCTAATGGGGATGAGTGCTGTACAAGGACATTACCACTGTGATCTTGGAGCTAAATATTGGGCTAACCCAACTGGGCTGTATTTTGGTTTACAATGTGGTTGTTTAATTGATCGTGACTCTTATGCATACGCTTACTCTAATGTGAATGTCAAAAAGCAGTTGATTGGAACTGGACTAATTATTGATTCACTCCCAATTGTCGAGCCAATGGTATTGCTTCCTTCGGGGTGTTGGAAAGGACCAGAATGAAAATCAAAATCATTGATTGCAGCGATAGTATGTTCTGGTACAGTTCTCACGTTGGAGAAATCTTTGACGTACAACGTATTAGTCATGATGTATTCTGGTGCCGTGAGAGGAATGAATACGGATGCTTGAATATTGTGCTCAAGAAAGATTGTGAAGTATTAGAGAAGGAGGAAGAATGATGGATTTTTATCAGGACTGTTTTTGGTGGTTAATTCGGCAACCCTATGTTGAACCAATGGTTAGGCACCACTTGGATATTCAAGCAGCTCGGGATGATACTACCGCCTACTATATAGAATCTCTCGAAAAAATTGGAGAGATAATGGGGCTAGATTCTTTTGAGGTTATGGAAGAAGATTGCTATAAATACGTTGGACCAGACTTCCCACACGAGTTCGTAAAATGTATCCGGTCTAGAAAAGATCGGCTCAATTGTCAAATTCTACGTTGTTGTGGAGAGAAGGTTACAACCCTAAAGTCTTATCTAGAGAAGGTATAGATTGCAAAGTATTAGATAAGGAGGTTGAATAAATGGGTTACTATAGGTGCCAGTATTGTGGAGAGGCTCTTATTAGTGGGTACAAGCTGCGAACCCACATTGAGGGAAAGTATTGCAAAGCATTGCGTCGTTAATAAGGAGGAAGATTGAATGATGGACTGTGTAACTGGTGTTTGGTTTTGGATAAAAGGACTTGCGGGGCTTGTGGACGATACAGACCAATTTTCTAAGCTGCAATATACTGAAAACATTGACGGTAGATACTTTACTTTCAATGACTCTTATAGAGGCCGAGGTGCTGTTCAGAAACAACCTACAGAATTTTCTTTACAGAGTGTGATGGGTATCCCACAAGAGATTATCTCTTTCTGTGGAACGCAACGCATGGGATTTTGCGAGTCAAAATTAAGAGTTGTCCCTGGGGAAATTCCAACTGTTACCTTGACTTATGAGATTATTCCTGTGGAAAACATCCAGAAAATTGATAAAGAAGTAAAGGAGGAAGATTGAATGATGGATATGGATGAACAGTACGCTATTGAAACTTTACAACGAAAGATTCACCAAGGAAATATTGCAGCTGGTTGGTGGACCGGTCTTAGTACAAATCAAGACCTAGCAGAAGAATGCAGAAAAGGTACTCGATTTGGTAAAGCTCTTGTTGCTGAGAAACTAGTTTTGATCCACAGTGAAGTTTCTGAGTCTATGGAAGCTGCGCGGAAGAACCTCATGGATGATAAACTTCCACATCGTAAGGGTATTGAAGTGGAGCTTGCAGATGCTGTGATTCGTATTTTGGATTTGTGCGGTGCTTTGAACCTTGATCTTGCTGGGGCTATTCAGGAGAAGTTGGCCTATAACTCCACAAGGTCTGATCACAAGATCGAGAGTCGTATGAAGGATAATGGAAAGGCTTACTGAAAGGGGATTTAATGATTGAAAATGGTAAATATTATCGCTACATTGGAAAAGATTTCCCCAATGAAAATGTACTTGTTGGTGGGTTCTATCCTTGGGGGACGGAAAGGTGCCCAATTGTTCTCCGAAGTAATGGAGAGAGATGGACTATTTTTCAGAAGGACTTAAAAGAAATTCCATTTACAGTAAACATGATCCTCCCAACAGATGCTCAAGAACGAAAACAAATTCCGATTGTTACAGGTGTACTAGATTACTTTCCACTTGCGATTGCAGAGGTTGCTAAGTGCTCTAAAGCAGGGAATGACCAACACCATCCGGGTGAAGAATTATTCTGGGATAGGACTAAATCTATTGATCACCCAGATTGTATTGGTAGACACCTGATTGATAGGGGTAAGTTTGATACTGATGGTCAACGGCATAGTGCAAAGCTTGCTTGGAGGGCATTGGCTAATTTAGAACTTGAACTTGAAGAAGCAAAGAAGAAAGGAAACTAAATATGACAAAAGAAGAAACGTCTGCAGCACTTGCTCAGATTTTGGTTGAGTTGAAGAAGATCAATGCAAGGCTTGAGGTAGTAATCAACAACGAGATTACAGTTGCAGGACCGGATAAACCAGTAGATTTGAGTTCTATGCTGAAACGATGCGAAACACTTGCGTACTAAGACCGAATGAAAGGGAAGAATGAAAATGTGGAGTGAAGCTACTCACCTCTATACTTATACATCTAATAGGACACTCTACCGGAGACTTGTTAAGTGTCTAGGATATACTGAAAATCCAAAAGTACTTTTAGTCCAAATGGTAGACGGTACGAAAGCATGGGCATGTGAGCACGAGTTGCAAGTTTTTAAAAAGTATAAGGAGAATAATGAAAATTCAAATAATTAAACCCGGTCAGTGCAATTTTTCCGAGATTTATAAAGGAAAACTATTTCATTATGAGACAGGTGTTTACTTAAAAACATCTGATGATACGGCTGTAGTTATCTACAAGGTTGCAGGATTGATGAACGCAGGCGAAACTGAAAAGATTGGAAAAGATCAAGTAGTTTGGCGAATCACAGATGCAGTTTTTACTGTAGGTGAGTATAAATGAAAACAGCAGATATTTCGGTTGAGTATATCCAGCATACAGGCAGTGACCTTATGGTGGCTAACGCAGCAAGGGTGAGTTTTGATAAGGAAAGTTCTTGGGATGTCGTAGAGACTTACGGAGAAGATGAGCGGGAACGCAACGCTGAGTTTGTTAATGTACTTTCACAAAAAGACACCAATCTGATTAAGTACCTAGCAAAGCACAAGCACTTCTCTCCGTTTAATCATTCGTTTATCACTCTACGAATCAAGGCTCCGATATTTGTTGCCCGCCAGTTAGTGAAACATAAGTTCATGCCAATTAATGAAGTCAGTCGAAGATACGTCGATTCAGAGCCTGAATTTTACTTTCCAGAATACTGGCGTAAGAAAGCAGAGAATGTAAAGCAAGGAAGTTCAGATGAACGTTTCGAAGGGTACATTGTTCACGAGTTTGGTAAGGATGTCCCGCAGGAGTTTCAGTGGGGTGTTGATCAAGGGGTAGAGATGCTTGAGAGTCATCTCGCAAATACTGTTACGTTGTACAAGGCTATGATTCATGCAGGCATCGCAGCAGAACAAGCCAGGATGATTCTTCCTCAGAATATGCTAACGAGTTGGTGGTGGAGTGGAACTCTAGGGGCATATTGCGATATGTTGAAACTCAGGCTTGATCCACATACACAAAAGGAAAGTCGAATTGTTGCTGAGAAAGTAAAGGCAATCATTGAACCTTTGTTCCCTGTATCAGTGCCTGCTTTGTTGGAAGCAAAATAATTAACTAGACAATTAAGGAAGTCAAGGGTATAATGACTATTCCCTTTCTTCCGTGAAAGGAGAAAAATGAGTTTAAATATTGCAGCTTTTGAGGCAATCAGCCTCTCAGAACTACAAACGGTTATGCCATGGTTGATAGAAGAGTGGATTGATGAAAATCCAGATACGCTTAATGAGATGCTCTTTGATCTGGGACTGGATGTATATAACTTTCCTGTTGATAAACAGTACTGTACACACAGGAATCGTTTTGGAAATATCATAACTACTTGGCGTTGGGTGTGTAATTCCCGTTTGGATAAGGCATGGATTGATAGTCCATATGCATCTAAGGCAGCAAAAGATAAAGCAATTGGAAATCGTCTTTTGGTGGATTGCTACAGATTGCGTGGTGAGGTAGAAATTGAGTAAGATTAACAACAAAGGAAATAATTAATGCAAGAAACAAAACAAGAACAAACAACCCCGTGGTCTAGTGTTGGCTACCTCACATATAAAAGAACCTACGCTCGAAGGTTAGATGAGCAAGATACAAACAGTACAACCGAAGAATGGAAAGATACAGTCAACCGTGTTGTGTCTGCTTCACAGTCCCAATTGAAATGTAACTTCACCACAGAAGAAGAAACCCGACTTAAAGACTACATGCTGCAATTGAAAGGTACAGTAGCAGGTCGTTTCCTCTGGCAACTCGGAACTGATACAGTAGGTAAACTTGGGCTGGCTTCACTTCAGAATTGTGCCTTTGTTGTAGTCGATGCTCCTGTTAGACCTTTTACTTGGGCCATGGATATGCTAATGCTTGGTTCTGGGGTTGGTTACAACATTCAGAAATATAATGTAGACAAGCTACCGAAAGTACGAAAGAATTTTAAAGCACCTAAAAGGGTTGACTTGTCTAGTGCAGATTTCATTGTTCCAGACACGCGAGAGGGTTGGGTAGCACTCCTAGGTAAGACTCTAAAAGCTGCCTTCCTTGCGCATGAAACAGGTCATCAGACGTTTACATACAGCACACAATTGATTCGTGGTAAGGGTGCCCCAATTAAAGGCTTTGGTGGTACTGCTTCAGGTCCTGAAGACCTTTGCTGGGGAGTTGAACAAATCTCTAAAGTACTTGAGAAACGAAAAGGTAAAAAAGTTCGACCGATTGACTGCCTTGATATTATGAACATCATTGGTGCTGTAGTGGTTGCAGGTAATGTTCGTAGAAGTGCTCAGATTGCAATCGGTGATGCTGACGATGTGGAATTCTTGTTGTCCAAGCGTTGGGACATGGGCACGATTCCTTCGTGGAGAGCAATGTCAAATAACAGTGTAGTCTGTAATGACATCAGTGAATTGCATGATTACTTCTGGGAAGGCTACGAAGGTAAAGGTGAACCATTTGGTTTGATTAATCTTGATCTTAGCCGTAAGGTTGGACGATTGGGAGATACTAATTATCCTGATCCTGATGTGCAAGGTTACAATCCTTGTGCTGAGCAATCTCTGGCTAACTTTGAAACTTGCTGCCTTGCAGAAGTGTTCCTACCAAACGTACCTTCTTATGAAGAGTTTGTTGATCTTTCAAAACTGCTATACCGTATTAACAAACACAGCCTTGCTTTGCCTTGCCACAACAAGGAAACAGAAAAAGTTGTGAATACGAACATGCGTATGGGCATTGGAGTGACAGGCGTACTACAGGCTACAGCAGAGCAAAGAAGTTGGCTAGAAAAGGCGTATGTAGAATTGAGGGCATTCGATAAGGAGTATTCAGCAAAACAGAAATGGCCTGTCAGTATCAAGTTGGCGACATGCAAACCATCAGGAACACTGAGTTTATTGCCCGGTGTAACCCCAGGTATTCACCCTGCTTACAGTCAGTTCATGATTCGCCGTATTCGTATCAGTTCTTCGCACTCTCTGGTGCAAGTCTGTAAAGATCATGGTTATCCTGTTGAATACCAACGGAACTTTGATGGTTCAGAAGACCGTAGTACAGTTGTTGTTTCTTTTCCATTCAAGTACCCAGGAGGTACAGTGTTGGCATCTGAGATGACTGCAATTCAGCAACTTGAAGCGGTGAAGAAACTCCAGAAGGATTGGTCAGACAACAGTGTAAGCTGTACAGTGTATTATCGTAAAGAGGAACTCCCTACAATCAAGGAGTACCTTGCAAAGAACTACAAAGACTGTCACAAGAGTCTATCATTTCTTTTGCACAATGATCATGGATTTGATCAGGCTCCTATGGAAGAAATCTCTGAACAGCAGTACAATGAACTTGTGGCTAGGACTCGTTTGATCACTGGTGTTGCTGGTGGCATTGACTTTGAAGCTGCTGATGACTGTGCTGGCGGGATGTGCCCAATCAAGTAAACAAAAGTTTTCAGCAAAACCACTTGACAACTAAAATTTAATGCAGTAAGATGCCCAACATGGATCGCAAGGTTTGTGTTGGGTTTTCTTTTATCTATACGAAAGGAGTTTGAAATGACTACAATGAGTGATGACCTGCCAAGTCTTTATGATATCACAGGCAAAATTACAGACCACAATACACTGCTGATCAATAGGGGTGTATTGCGACAGTTGGAGATGGAGCTTGAGCAATACAAGGTTGACTTGAACGAAGCAATGATTGCAACTCGGACAAGGCTGATGCGGAGCGGTATCGGTGGCTGCGCGATCCAAATGCTGTACCTGTTGCAGAGGATTGGCTTCTACTTGTCCGTGCAAGTGATGAAGAAGCTGTGTATGAAGAAGAAGCAGACGCGCTTGTAGACGCAGCCATGAAAGGCCAGCAATGAACACTTACACCAAAATCAAGAACTTCATCACAGACTCTGCTTTGTACTTTATTATGCTTATTGCTGTAGTGCTAATGTGTGAAGGAGACGAACAATGAGTATACTTACACCAGATGAAATCCAAGAGTGCATGACTGCTGCCCGTAAGGTGATGGGAGAAGGACGCGATCTTGAGGGGTGCTTTGCTGCTGAGATTGAGGCTGCATTGCTGAAGAAGTTATCTACAAGTAAAATCGAGACATGGAACAAACGTGTCTCGCATAACGCAGGCCCACATAGTATAATGGCGGGAATGAAAGCAGAGAATGATGAACTTCGTGTAGCACTTGCATACTTGGAGCAGGCATACCGTGAAGAGCTAGATAAAGTGTCAACTCGAAACTACGAACTTCGGAAAGAAAATCAGGAACTACAAGCTAAACTAGATGCCAAATCCCTCGCAGCGGATGCGTATCGCAAGCAGCGTAACAGGCTTCGTGAAGAAATCCAAGAACTAAACCTGCAATACATCAGTGACTTTGGGCAATTGCAGGGACGGAAGATTGAAAGTGCAGTATCAAAGTTGTATGAACTCGCAGACGCCATGGATACCCGAGCCATCAACAACGTCACTGTGAAGAGTTCTACTTTGGAATCGTTTGCCCAAGATTTACGAGACTTACTTACAGTATGCACAGAACCTACAGAAGTTCGCCTTTGGGACTCTCAGTGGGTAAATGTTGTAAATCATGACAACTGCTATGCATTCTGGGCTACTGAAGATGCTGTTAATCATGCAGTGAAGATGACAGAACAACTTATTGCAAAGAATGTAGCAGAGAATAACTTACCACCTAAACCAGAGGAGTAACCCATGATTCAAGCCATCTTAAGTCTTATCACTGCTGCATCTGCTATAGGAACAGAAGCACCTACACTCGTTAAACCTTACAAATCAGTTGAGTCTTGTCTGATTGATGCACAGAAGCAGAATCAAGAAAACAAAGATGAACTACTCAAGCAAGGTGCTGGATATGTTTGTTTAGTGCTTAAACTCCCTGCTATTTGAAAGGAAAATAATGCATCCGAGTATTCTTACACAATCAGGACATTACTTCAACTTTGATGAACCTGAGAAGAGCTACATTGATATTGATACAATTGCTCATGCACTGAGTCACATCTGTAGGTTTACAGGTCATGTGACTTTGTTCTACCCAGTCTCGCAACATTGTGTTTTAGTCAGCTACTTAGTCCCACCAGAACATGCAATGGAAGGTCTTATGCATGATGCTGGAGAAGCATACATTGGTGACGTAGCAACACCTTTGAAGGCTATGCTCTCAGATTACAAGACTATTGAACACAGAGTAGAAGCAGCAGTGCTAGGACACTTCGGTTTACCTGTTATAATGCATCCGAGTGTTAAGCAGGCTGATCTACGAGCCTTAGCTACTGAAAAACGTGATCTAATGCCGGACGCTATTGATGGTTTACCTTGGGAGTGCATTGAAGGGATCGAACCACATCCTGAGAAGATTGTTCCGTTGTCACCAGAAGATGCTAAGAATTTGTTCTTGGCTAGGTATTATGAATTGAAAGTGAACAGCTTTGCTGCGAACGATATGAAAGTTTTGAAAGGATAACAAGATGATTCAACCTATATTAAGAACGATAAAAACCCCTCGTGGAACTAAGTATAATGTTATAGCAGAGACAGAGCACTACATTGTGTGCATGGAACCAGTAGGTTGCAAAGATACGATACACGAGGCTGTACTTGATTTTGAATGGCTACTCACACAGGGCTATCACTACTGTCACCATGCTCGGTATATAATGTTTGAGAAACGTAAATTAAAGGAATCTAAATGCAAACTTTTCTAATTGGTGGATGCCCATTCTGTGGTAATCAAGATTGTATTGCAGGACAGTGCAGAAGCTTGCACGTAGAAGAAGTCTTCTCATTTCCAGAAGAATTTACTACATCATCAATGAAAGTAAGTTGGACAGAGTTAGTACAGTGGTGGGAATCTGGCAATGAAGAGTGGGATGTTCTGAAAGGGATTGTCTCTAAGATGATAGAGGATAGTAAATGAAAGGAGTACAAATGAACTACGAAGAACGTGAACAAGAGTTCCTGAAAGAACTTACAAATCTCAGCCAGAAGTACAAAATTTTCATTTATGGATGTGGTTGTTGTGGCAGCCCATCTCTAGAAGACTTTGATACAAAAGAAAAACTAGGGGCAAAAATCAGTGACCCTTCAGATTATTTTAGCTTTAAGTTTGAAGATGTGCCTGCTGAAACGGTTGAGTATATCTACACAGACTATCTGAGCTTTGATAAAGTAAAAGAATAGACAAAGAAGGGAAAAACATGAAAGATTTAATTAGGATTCAAGACTATACCCCATACATCAGACTTCAATTGGGGCTGGCTGAGCACAAGAACCTAAAAGCGAAAGAAGACTACCAAAAGTGCAAGGTTGAATATGAAAATAAACTCTTGCCTAAACTTTTCGGCTGGAAGTATGAGAACTCATCTAGAGGTGATACATCGTGGATGGGAAGTTGGTACTTCTACGAAGACAATATAAAAGCATGGAAAGCTGAACTTCAACGTTGCGCGTATATGAAAAAGATTGGCCATGATTTCATCAGTATTAGTGATGGATTTTCAGAAAAGAGCTTCTATAAGTGGTGTGACGAGAATAATATTCCGCGCTGACAAAAACAAAACCCCGTATAGCGAGATGCCGTACGGGGTTTATTCATTTCTAAATTGTACTAACCATGCCCTGATACTTCTTCGGACATTTCTACCCATCGAATAATAGAATCACCTTCAACTACATGGCCTTCAAAAGTAAGTGCAATCCCAGTCTTATGATGACCAAGCGGAGGCTTATAGCTTATGACTTGTATCTGTCCTGTTACTGGGTCCATCTCCCCTAAGAGACAATGAAGGAATCCCCAAGGGATACGTGACCATCTCAGGAGTAATTTCCATTTACCCAATGGGATAATAAAATAAGGAGACTGGTCTTGTCTACCTTTAGCAATCCATCTGGGGATTGCCCATAGCAAGCAATTGCTTTTCTTAGGAGAATCCTTCAAGAGCTTTAACACTTCCATAATCGTCTTTCCCTGATTTTGATACCACTGTACTTCTTTTTATTTCTAAACGATTCTAGGGGTGTTTTAAGGCTTGCTAGAGGCATTATCTGCTTTGAACTTGTCTAAGGTTTCTTTTGCTGTGTCATATCTTCTGTAGCAGGTGAGCAACTCTTCCTTAATCAGTTCTGCTCTGGTAGCTTCCCTGAGTAAAAATTCTGAATCCTCTCTATAAAGTTCAGCTCCAGTACTTCCTTGTCTAGTTTCTTCATTTCCGGGATTGTCGGAAACTCCGCTTGGCTCTGCGCGAGAGGGACGTTGCTGCAGGCTGAGAGTGAGAGAAGCAACACGAGAATTAAGAGATTTAAGTTTTTCATCCTTGTCCTTTTGAATTTTATCGAAATATTCTTGCAGAGCAATCTGAGTATTAAGAGAGCGTTCTTTTAGCTTGAAGTTTTCTTTTACTTGCTGGGTTTGAATATCTGAAATAGCTTCTGTGACAGCTTCATGTACAATCACTTTGTGATAAGTGAATAGTCCAGCTAGAACAAAGAGGACGATAGCTAACTTGACTTTCCAATCAACAAAAAATGATAGCATGTCTTTAATCATTTCACATCCTTTAAGCAAACATTCATTTCATCAATTCTACGATTATGCAAGCCTTTGTAAAACTTCCCATCGGAGTAGCTCCAAGCGGGAGTCTTGCCATCGTACTGATAAGCAAGTAGTTGACAACCAATTCTATAATTTCCTAGATTCCATTGCGTCATAGCAACAGAACCACAAGTCTTTCCTACACCAAAGTTCCATCCGTGTGATGTAGCAGCATCGAAGATACTTTGAGGTGGTAATCTAGTAAAGCACAAAGCAAGTTTAGTTTGAAGTTTCTCCAAGGCGTACTCTTCATTTTCAGTGCACTCCTGCTCTGTCCACTTATCACCCTTGAGAAGTTTTTTCTTGCTGACTGCATTGGTTATCCCAGAACAGACAGTCAAAACATTGTGGGCAATCTTATCTTCGTACACAAATAGATGAGCATCAGGAGCACCCTTAGCAGGTTCCCACTTGTGTAGAATACCTACACTTGCTGCACTTGCCAAGACTAAGGAGCCAGCAATATGCGGAAAGTATTTTAATTTAGACATATGCTGATTTCTTTTCTATAGCTACATCAAACCCATGAACTTAGCTGCAAACATTCCTACTAGTGCTACAATGCCTGTTACAGCACTGATCACCCAGTTACGAATCTGCCGATTCATCGGAACATCTGCTTCTAGAGCATCCAAGCGTTTCTCCAATTCATCGCATCGCTGTACTTGTTTATCTTGCAATTCAACCAATCGGATATGAGCTTGCATCATGTGTACTTGCCCCTCTTCAATTTTGACTAGTTTATTAACAGCAGCGGCCATTTCTTTCATGCTGTCCTTCATCGAATCCCGTAGGTCACTAATGTGAGTGTGGAGGTTATCAATTCGTTCAGCGATTACTTGCACTGTACTATCGTCTTTTCTTTTATATTCCATAATTCCCATACACTTTTATTATTATTTTATAATAAGCCAATTTTAGTTCTTGGCTTTTATTAATTTACGCGCCTATGAAAGAAACGATACTATTTATATCAATTAGACCATACGTCGATTCGGCATGTCCTCCCGCCAATGCATATGTGGAGCAAGAGGCACCTACTGCATCCTTAAATGCAGTAACTGTAGACGGGGCAACGATAACATCAGACACGCCGTACCAGAGTTGAATGGGAAAACTAGAGAATTTTGTAACGGCATTAGTGGAAGGGTTATGAACTGCACCAAATGCACCTTCGGAGTATCCACCTGTATAGGCGGTATTGATTGATGCAGCACAACCTCCACGATTATTTGCGTGTACATCAGTGAGGTCAATAACTGGGATCATTCCAACAACGCAAGCAACATCGGACGGGTTTACAGCAGCCCAGTTGAGTGCGTTTAGCGCCCCCATAGATGATCCGATAAGACCGATCTTTCCCGGAAGAACCCCTAGAGTGTGTAGATAATTTTTGGCTGCAGTAATGCGAGACATAGAAGTATCATTACCCCAGGTATAATTACCTCCAAGATCCGCAGATACAACAGTAAATCCAGCCATCACTAGTGCAGTGATAATTTTTGTCCTTTCGGAATGCTTTAGCCATTCGAATGCACCACCATTAACCCCCTCAGAGCCATGCACATATAAAACTCCACGTTTCTTTGGACCACTCAGATTACGAATAGTTACGTCAAATTCATTAGCATAAACATTGCTCTTTGATAATGATGAAAAGTAAGTCATAAAAGTTCTGCCATAATATAAGAAGGCATAGACGACGATACATTACAAATCATTGTATTTGTACCAGTCGCACTGGCAAACCGAGCACGGAATGTATGTTGTCCGGGGGAGGGCATCAAAACTATAGAGGGACTTAATGCAACACCAACTGGAGTTGATGCACCCTGCGCACATTGAATCTGGGTGTCACCCTCCCAAATTGAAAAATCCGATCTATCAGTTGTCACAAAGCAAGACATTGCGGGTTGATAAGCGGATAGTTTGACAACCTGCCCCTCAAGTACATTAATGGTAATTGATAACCCAAGGCAGTCATCAATTGTTTGAGTGGTCTGTGGAGTAAATGCAGTGTTTTGAGCATAGGCTAGCAGTCTACTGACTGTAGCTGGTGGAACTACAACCGTTCCGTCTGGTGGTGTATCGACAATTTCTTTTGTGAAACCTTCAGCCAACACCACCGCATCAAAGTCCAGATGACCGATCACTACTCCTACTGTATTTTTTATCAATAAAAAGCTCATAATGAATTCCTCAGTAATTTAATTGTGTCATCCAATTTTTTTAGTTTTTGGTATCCAGGGGTTAACAAATCCAGTTCAGTAGCCCTATTAAGCAAATCCTCACGCAAGATTCTTGGTAAAATATTTTCGCGTTCAAGACGAATAATCTGTTCATATGCAATTTCTGCATATGGAACTTGATCATCACATGGATGAGGTTTGTTACCCTCAGATCTCCATTTTAGATAGTTAATATAATCAATATTTTCTTTATCGGGTGGGATAATTGCAGAATCTAAAATACGTATAATTGATGTTGAGTTAGTTAATTTATACATTTTATTCTTATAATTCAGATGTGGCAGTAATGCCCGATGATGTATTATTTGTCTCTGATGTTGTTTGCCCTGCCGCACCGGATGTGATTACATACCTGCTAAATCCATCAACTGTAATCCCCCCTATTTGTGGCTGTCCACAATTAGTAGCAACAAATACTCCAAATATCCCAATCGTGGGGATTACCCGTTTTTCAACTTTAAATGGAATCCAAGATGCCAACGATATAATAGGACTGGTTGAATATCCCTGTAATGATAGTGCAGCGGTTGAGCCAAAGCCCATACGCTCAAAATATCTCTGGCACAGACTTAATTCAAGCCCGTAAGGTCGTTGCTCAAATGTTGTGGATACTGTCCCCACTTCATACTGCACACGACTAAGAGTTCCGGTGCTGAATTCGACTGTCTGATTTGTACCACCAACAGCAGTACCAACTCTACCTGATACACCAAAGGTGCCCGAATCAATACGACCTGTTGAGGTCCCCCCCCAAGATAAAATGAAGGAGTTACTATCAAGATTTACCCCTTCAATCACTTGCATCAATGAACCTGCCGTAATATTCAGCGTAGTAACCCCACTAGTTGTGGAGAAAGTATATGTACACCCGGAAGAACCCGCTTTCCAACGGTCATGTCCGTATGCTCCAGCAGCCAGCGTAACAGTACCTGACATCATCCGTTGATTGATTGCAAAATTACCGTTGATAATGCGACTTCGCATTCCAGCAAGTTGCCCTCCATTGATATTTGCAATTGTACCCAGGCTTGTGATGTCATCATTTGCACCAGATTTAGCTGCTACCAGTGCAGCACGGGCTGCAGTTGGGTTACCACTGTCCGCTCCAAGCAAATCAGAAAGGAAGTCTCTTAGACTCCCCATTGCAGATTTCATTGTACCAGTTGTAGGTATAGAACTACCATCAAAAATATTTCGTGCGGGTAAGAGTGCCATTTAAAATCCTTGAATTAAAGCGTCGATAATTGCGGAAACCCCAGTGTTAGAAGCATCTTTTGCTATAACTAATGGGCCTAGTGATAATGATTTGTCAATAACTTCAACTTTCATTGCAGTCGTACTTCCTTGTAATGTTAATTGGATGTTTTGTATAGAATTAAATTGCCCTATAGCCCCTGTAAGTCTAGTACCACTGGAGGATATAGAAACATTATCTAGTTTTAGCAATTTATCTGGTACATCTACTGACACTGTAAAATCTGATAGACTGCCCTCGACGGGACCAGCACCGGATTCCACACGCCATTGGTACTCTACAAATTCTGCAACTATAGCCCCAGGCCACGCTTGCCAAATTGCAGTCTCTGTATAATACCGAGAAGAATCATCGGTATTATAAAATGCATCCGCATCAGGTTTATAGAATGGGTCATTGGACGTTTTTCTATATTCGATACTTTGGGTGTTACCATTAAGTGACCAAGATACTGTCATGTTGTATCCAACCGCTGCAGAACTAGGTGTCCAACCAGAACTCTCCCAGATTAAAGAATTATAAGTATCACTGTAAAAAATGGAGGTATCTATTCTGTAAAAATTAGATTCATCCACGCGATAAAATATATCCCCTTGGCTTGCAACTAGATTACCGCTGATTATTGATCCGTTTGTAATAGCCCCCGGCCATGATGCCGCTTTGTAGTCATAAGTCTCTAGAACGTTTTCAACTAATGGGTCGCCCATATCTTTGATAACATATGCAGAATTTTTAGACTCCTGTCCTTCACTATCAACAGCCCGGACCATAATCGTTATTTGTCCGGGGGGGACAACTTGCATGAGGTATGGGGATGATGTCACTAGACCATCATAAAGAAGGTTTGCTGTCCCCCATTCTAGATTTGTGCCATAATGAAACTTAATTCTATAACCTACAATATCCTGATCACTAACCGCAGGCCAAGATAGATTAATATCTTCTATGGCTAATGCAGAAACATCTTCAGGTACTGGGGATGGTGTTATAGGAACTTCAAACCATGGACCTCGGGTAAGGTTAACTGCAGCAACACGGACGTAAGCACTACCAGAAAAAAGCTTCTGAAATGTTACATTATTAGACTCAACATCAGCACTTCTAGTCCAGTTAACCCTATCTTGACTTTGTTCTACATAATAGTGCGTTGCCCACGGGCTAGGACTCCATTGAACGAGGAGTTTATTTGGTGCAAATGGTGCAGGGTATGCAGTTACACCTAAAACAGTAGGTGCATTTTGATAAGTTGCTAACTGCGAAAATATCTGCCTTGGCATTGTTACACCGACATCCGCAGTGTGTACACTTGCATCTTCGTTTACAGCAGTTATCTCTACTTGATTAACACCAGTGGGCTTTGCTGTAAGTACACGTATCGGTTGACTCCAAGCAATTCCAGGGCCAAATGCAAAATGAGTACGCTCTTCATCCATTCCTACATACGGTGTTATTGCAGGTAATTCTGATAGTACAACTTCGTAAGGGCTACTTCCTACTACACAAGCATACGGCCCTTTGGGAGCGCCACCTCTATCACGTAAAGCGATATAATGAGTACCTGTCGTAAAAACAGGAGGTTCACTTAGGGTCAAGGTTTTTGTACCAGAATTCCAAGCAACAACTTCACCAGATTGCCCCCAAGCTGGCATATCATGCTGAACTGTAGCGAGGTCTAAGAATGAAGGGATGAAACCTTCCATCTCTGTCTTAAAGGTTATCATCTTACGACGATACCTATTACAAGCAGCTTGGTATAACCCCTCTTGCCAAGCCTTGGTGCGATCAATCACCCCAAACAAATCAATTTTAGCTGGCTTGTCTGCTGTGCTACCCGCAAGGGTAGAGCGTACCTTGGCGCTCTTCCAAGTAATCTCATCAAAGTAAGAAACGTCAACACTATCAGCGGTATCTTCAGTTGGCATTAAATAGTTAACTGAAAAAGAGCCTTTTACAATGTTTCTTTGGCTAAACATCGCAACTGGAATAGTACTTGATTGGTCACGAACAACCCTTAAAACACTACCCTGGATGAAGGGTTTTGCTCTAACTGCTTGGCATATTTTTGTTGCTGCCTCCCAGAAACTTAAAAAGCTATCAAACCGGGCATCGAAATTATCACCTCTAGCGGTGCACCCATTCGCGAGTGTTAATAGCCCAGAAAGGTCAATGGTTGAATCATTTTGCCCAACTTGCTTAGCTGCGTATGCAAGTGCCCAAGCTGGGTTTCGTGTAGCAGTCAATCCACTCCAAGATGAACCATTCCAAATAGGAAGTTTTCGTGTTGCAATGAGATTTAGTTTCCGGCTTGACTGCGAGCTGAGGCTATCGGTCGCTCTCATTCGAACTGCGATTAAGGTAACGTCGCCGTAGTTCTTACCAACCGGATCAGGGTGATATGCACGTAAGCCAACCCAAGATATACCATCAGAATATCTTGTATCTGTACTTTCTGTGGAAAGCCTCCTGACACGAGTAGTGTACCGACCAACAGGGATATCAAAACTCCAGCTCCAGCGTTGTGCAGTTGTCGTCGCTCCAGATTGTATAAGCCCTACATGAGTTGATCTAGTTCTTGTATAAAGTGCCCAAGTTGATAAGCCTTGCTGTGCTAGTTGACCAGCAAGTGATCCTAATGGCTTGTCGCTAACTTGCCACTGTTGGGTATCTGTATCTGTATATGGATTAACTGATGTTTGTTGAGTCGAGACAAACGTCCAGTCTGACCAGCTAGTATATGACATAGTAAGTGCTGTCCAGCCACTAATCAAGTTACCATAATCATCTACGGAGGCAACCTCTATTTGAAAATCCACACTGACTGCCGACAATGAACCATTGTCGTTAGCATAATAAAGTCCCCTACTCGCTACAAAATCAAATGACAGTCTGTTTGTTTCAGTTCCAGAGGCATTTGCGATAAATGGTCCAGTAAAGGCAGTAGAGAGACTCTGCCCCGCAACCTCTATACTTGTAGTGACGCTAGCAGGGAATAAGGTGACTTGGCCGTACGGCTGAATAACTTCAGTGGTGATTTCATCAAAACTTGAAATTGGGGTGTCTTCAATCTTTAAAGGTTCAAGATCGTAGCTACCCCTGCCTACACAAAGGAGTTGATAAAGGTATTGTTCATTACCTGCATACTCCGTATAGGGGGTTGCGGCAAAGTCCGGGTATACTATATGCCGTCCGAAATGCTCAGGAATCGCAGCATCTAAACGAGCAGTATTACCTTGTGCTTGCAAGCTATATGTGGGGCTAGCCGCCGCCAGTGCCGCCGCTTGTTGAGGGCTTGTGGGCTTTGGTGCTGGCGCAATAGCATTGACTAAAGCCATACCTGCAAACATCACACCAGCCTGCATAGCAGCAAGTCCACCGACCGACCCTAAGACCATACCCCCGCCCATGGCATAGGACATCTGGGCGGCAATCGCTGGGGCATAAATCATTACAACTATCATCAGAATTGTACGCAATGGGTTTGACCCACCACCTCCCCCACCTTGAGGTATTGCGTCCGCATCAATAAAGACTAAAGACTGGTCGTCATTAGGAATTAAATTCCAGTCTGCACGAAGTATAGGTTTTCCATCAACAAACGCAACATAAGGTGTTTGCCAATCAGGGGAGAGTTCTTGGATACTTCCAGTAAGTTGCTCTACTCTTCGGTTTTGTGGGCATAGTCCATTTTCAAGATAAATTACTGAACTCATATTTTTGTACTCATTACATATGCCTAAAATATTCTTTGCGTCCGAACCCACTTAAAGCCCATGCACTATCAGAAGTAAAGATCACACCGCAACCACGTGCGCAATGCAACACACCCCCACCATCAATATCTAGCCAAGTACCAACATGCAGTGGCCTGTGGATTATCACAGCACAACCATGAATAGGTTTAGTAATCTTTGGCCATTTTTGACGCTCGGGGTGAGTACTAAATAAATCCGCAATCGCATTTGCATCATCGTAGTCCGGGGCAATAATACTTGGAACATCAATATTAAATTGTTCTTTTTGAACATGCCGGAAGAATGCCATGCAGTCAAAAGCATCTGGTCCTTGTGCACCTTCTACCCAAGGTATACCGATATATTTTGCAAAACTCATGGCGTGATCTCTCCTTATTTAAGTTGTCAACCCTACAAAGACTTCAGGGCTATATTCCGTAGTTGGGAATCGCTTATTTTGTAGATTAGGAAAGCCAGCAGTAGCTGTAACCTTAAATACATCTGCAACAATATTAGTTATAGTTAATTGCAAAGGTGGGTCATTCTGGGGAGAACTCAAATCAGTGCTGATAAACTCCCTATAAATAACCGTAACCATCTCTGTACTACCTAACGCAGCTTCAATGTTCGCAACAATACTCCTATCTACATTATCCATTGTAATGGTAATCTGCGGAACACCAGTAGATGAGACTTCAGGTTTAGTAAAGTCAAAACTAAAGCCAATAAATGTCACAACTTCACTTGGATTTATTGGGGCTGTTGGTTCAAGCGTAGCTATTAAGTCCACATAATCTCGAACCACCCTGATTGGAGTAGTAAACGCAGGATGATTCAGTTCCAGTGTATGATAGATGACTATATTTGCTGGAGCACTTGCATATGCTTCTTTGAGTGCTTGTGATAAAGTAGTATCTGGCATTATCTAATTTCCAATTTAGCAGAGACTACCCACCGCATGACTTGAGTGTATTTTACTGTATAGATACTTGCAAACTTTGCAGTTACAGTATCAAAGCCTGTATTACCAATAAGCAAGTCAATAGTAAACCACGAAGCACCACCATTAATACCAGTGGTGTCATCGTCGTACCAATCTCTGAATGTTTTTAGCTGGGCATCTGATAGATTCCAAGAAACATTTACATGATCATTCCGGGCTTTTGTTCTCCGTCTTGATCTTGTGGCTCCACTTTCCATATCAGTACGCACAATTGTATCAACAGGCTCAAGTGTGTAATCAGTTTCCGGGTATGGTAAAGTACTAGGATAAGTTGCCATTAATAAGCTCCTGCTACGCGGTTAAGGCCGTATGTTTGACTCATAGCATCAGGCACGGCTCCAGAGCCTTTACGGATATCCGTGGCTAAAGAAGTTTTAATTTGTTCAACAAATACAGTAATCATATCGGTTCCATTTTCGTTAGTTCTGGTTTGTTGACCACCTCTACCGGGGGACTCAACTACGTTTACAATTACATTATTACCGCCGCCACCGGAAGATTGCACACCTAGTTTACCGTCTGATCCACGGCTCAAAGGCATGATTGCTTCTGGACCTGCTTCACCCATAATGCCAGTACCTTTGGCAAACTTAAATGGTGTAGGTTGATCAACAATCTGGTTAGTAAAAGTACCACCATTTTTGAATTTCTGAACTTGTCCAGAGCCATCGAAGGCATTACCGTTAGCACTGAATAGGCTCGCAGCCCAAGAAACCGCTGAATCAAATCCACTAGACAACATTGGCATTACGTTCTTTTGGACTTGAATACGGATCAGGTCAGCAATCATACTATCAACTAAGCTAGAGAAATCTAACTTGCCAGTCTTAACAAACTCCACTATTGCGTCTTCCATACCTTTGAACGCTTTGGTGAAAAGGTTCTCGGTGGATTTAGCAACGTTTTGGATTTCTGATAGATAGTTAGAAAGAGATTCAGATGCACCGGTGGACCACTTACCTTGTGCAGCAAGTTTGTCATCTACACTCTTCTTGTAGATTTCTACTTCTTGTTCGTAAGTGTTTTTCGCTAATTCAAGCTCTTGGTTATACCAATATTCACCCTTAGTACCGCTGCTTTTTGCTAGAGAGGCTTTCTTAGTATTGAACTTATCTTCAATACTGTTTAGCCCAGATTGATCTGCACGATACTCTGTACCTTTACCTACGCCCTCGTTTGTACGAGAAGATTGTAAGCGAAGAGTATCAAGGTATTCAATTGCTGCTTCTCGTGCGTTCTCATAAGAGAGAGCAATCTCATCATTCTTTTCAATGATCTTGAGGGCACTTGCCAATGCATCATCTTCAATTTTTGAGCGCTGTTTTTCAGCCTCTGCTAATTTTTCAGTAGCAGCAGCATTATTGTACTTAGCAGCAACTTGGGACTTTTGATCAGCAGTAAGTTTCTCGAAACGAGAATCAGATTGGACTTCTAAAAGTTTTAGTTCAGACTTGGTAAGCCCTTGTGTAGCAGTGTCAGCTTTGATCGTGTTGTTTGTTGCTTCGCGCATTAAGGTTGCGAAGTAGTTTTCGGAAGGGTCTTTCTTGGGTTTGCTATCCCCGTAGATAATCTTCTTCCAACCAGATAATGCCTTATCGGCTTCAGCCTGACTTACAGTACCAGATAGAACAGCCTTTTGGACTTCTAGTTGTTTAGCTTTGTACTTGTCTTCTTTGCTGATAGACTTGTCCAGAGCTTGATCATTTTCTTTAAGCCACTTAGCGTACTGAGAGTTTTGTTCCTTGCTTTGATTGAAGGATTTTTGTTCTACTGCACTACGGTCTAAGATTGAAGCAACAAACTTCTTCTGTGCTTGTGCTGCTGATTCAGCATCAACCTTCATTTGCTCACCAATTGATGCAGCACCTGAGAAGTCTCCACGCATCACTGCAGCAATCTGTGCACCAATACCACCAATCTCTTTACCAACACCCTTGATTGTGAACCACACCTCAGAGATAACTACAGAGATAGTCTCCCAGATGGTCCGCATTGCACCAACAGCAGCATTAGATGTAGCAAGATCATAGATTTCTTGTTTTACACCATTGATAGCAGATTTAATGTCATTCCAAAGAACTTCAACAGGTGCCCAATTGCTTATAATCTCAGACGCAACTTGAGCATGAGCTGATGCCAAAGCAAGCGTAGCGATCCTAGCAGCTTCAGTTTTGTCACCCTGATGCTCAAGAGAAGCAACGTAGGCGAGTGTTTCCTTATCTACAAGGCCTGTTTTCTGAGCAATTTCAATCAGTGCTTTAGCAGGCTCTTCCTGGAGTTTAGCGTACTGTTTTGCAGTCTCTTCAATACTTACACCAGCAGTTTTCTCAAGATCAACCGCAGCCTTAGTGACAAGTTCAAGAGAGGATTTTCCAATGTTTCCAGCTTTGGCAATTTCGGTAAAGGCGCTCATTGCTTTCAGAGTACCCACACCAAGGGAACTCATACCCTCTGCTGCTGCTACAGCTTGATCCCTAGTAAGACCAAGAGCACCACCAGAAGTAGCAAGGGCTTTAGACAAATCAGACTCAGCTTGAATAATCTTTTTGTATTCAAGGGCAAGAAGGGTTATGACAAGAATAAGCGCAGCGATACCACCAGCAGCAGTTGCAGCGGCGGCCTTACTGATCTTCTCCAAAGATGCAACGTACTTAAAGTTTTCTTCACCACCGGATACAATCGCTCGTTTTGCGATGTCCATTGCAGCAGAGATGCCAGTAACATTACCAACAAAGCGAGTGACAGCACTACCTGCGTCTATGAACAACCCGGTGACAAGACCAGCTAACCCCTTAGCGACGGTAGCCATTGCCGGGACCATACTGTAAAAAGCCCTTTTGGTAGATTCTGCAAATTTGTCAGCAGCCACACCAGAGAGTTGGAAAATGTCTAAAATCTGACCAGATTGTTGCAGCAGAACAGTAAGTGGATTTTGTCCTGAATATAATGAAACCCCAATATCGGTAAACTGAGCTGGCAGTGCCCGTGCTAGATGTTGTTCACTACGTTTTGCTTCTTGTGCTTGAACCTGAGCAAGTTGTACCTTGTATGTGGAAAGTTTTTGAGTAACAATATCTTGAGCAAGACCAGACTTTCTTAGAGCAGACTCATATCTCACAAGAGAGTCTGTACCAGACTTATCTAATGCCATATTGGAAGTGCTCAGAGCAGCGGACATTCTTTGATCTGCCTGAGTCAAGTAGTTAGTGGCGTTTACTGCATCTTTACGCCCCTTAATCACTGCATCTTCTGCGGAGATTGTTTTGTTATAAGATGTAGCAAGTTTTACGTACTCATCATTATGGCCGCGAACTGCGGTACGGATTTCAGAGAAAGACGCACCTTCAACTTTCATCTTCTCAATAAGGCGTTCTTTATCCCGAGCTAATTCACGAGTTTGCTTTGCAGACAGGTTAGAATCTGTAGCGTACTGGCGAATAGACTCTTTAAGTTCAGTGTATTGGTTTTGCAGAGACTTAATACCTGAAAGGGACTTGTCGAACGGGTCATTCCCGATTAATTTACGCTGAGTCTCCAGCACCTTACCAAGTTCGTTAATATCAGAAGCAGCAAGTCCAGCAGCCTTGCCATAAGCTAGAATACTGGACTGACCTTTGGAAAAACCTTGAGTTTGGAAGTCAAGAATATCCTTCTGACGTTCAAGAATAGTGGTACTTTTCGCTACAGCAACGGCAGCGATCTTTTGAGCTTTCTCGGTGCTTTCTACGGCTTTAGCATTGTCAAGATTCGCCTTAGCTGAATCTTTTGCAGCCTTTGCGAGTGTAGCTTCAGTACGTGCTACATCCTTAGACGCTTTATCTAACTTTGCGACATTTTGAACGAGTGTACCAATAACTTGACTTGCCTTTTCAAGTTCACTGGTATCCGTTTTAAAAAGGAGGGATGACAATTCCAAAGCCATAATTTTCTTTCTTATTTAAGCAATGTGTCGATCTGTGTACCCAAATCCTCTTGCTTTTAATTCTTCTATTTTATTCTTACGAAAATCACAAGCTAGTTTGAAGGCTTCATCATTTCCATATTTCTCTATCATATAACTCTTGCTACGTGACTTTTGGTCAACGTCCCTCCACGTAGCAGACCAATAAGTATGCCCATCCCTATTTCTTTTAAAATGCACACCAGCGACACCTGAACGATTACTGGTATGCTTCTTTGTATTTCGAGAGTTCGTTGCTCTATCAACTTCTCGTAAGTTTTCAATTCTATTATTCCAAGGATTACCATCAATGTGGTCAATCACCTTATCCTCTGAAATAGGGGAATGGAGTGCCCATACAATCCGGTGAATAGCTACAGATTGATTTGTACCTGATGGCTTCACCCTCCACCTGTGAGGTTGATTATTCCTAGACTCTTTTCCCCCAGCAACGTCACCAATACTGTGTATATTTATGCCCCTGTGTTGATCAACTGCCCAAACTAGACCACTAGGACTATCTTCAGAGTAAATAAACTGCTTCAATACTGAATTGTCTAGCACAATAGTTTTCATTGGGAGGTGTTTGTTAACTAGATTGTCTATACCAATAAGTTCAATCAGCAGTTCTTCAACTTCTCTTGCTGCGTTTACCGTCAAGTCGCACCAAACTTTTTCCGGTGCGAAGCCATTTGCGCTAGATTCGTGCCATAATTCAGATCGATTGCTGCTGGTGCGCCACCGGTTCCCAGTTCCGCTACCAACATAGAACACTTCACCAGTATCTGCAATCTTGTGCACATACACATAGTATTTATTATTCATATCAAACCCTTACTTAACAACCCTAAAGAAAAATAAGACGAGCAGGCTAGGGTTAACGCTTTTCCACAAGGTAATTACTCCTGTGTAGCTCTCTTACAACAAAATTTGTGTTGACAACGTAGAAGTTGTCGTTTATGATTTAGGCTTCATTCACCAACTAAGGAGTTTTCAAATGAACTTTATTAAGACCGTTGCGCTTGCACTTACACTGATCACCTCAACAGCAACTTTTGCAATTGGGGGTGAAGAACTTTGCTATCGCAAAGCAGAAACAGATGTAGTCGCAAAGCAGCTTCTGCAGAAACACCCAAGTGTCCTTCAGCACCTGATTGGTGTCATTGAGAAATCTGACAACACGCCAGAAGCAAAGGCTGATTTTGTAGAACGCCTGTACTGGACCTACAACCGAAAAGATTTGTCTGATGACCTCTTACGCAAGCTGTCACTTCTTCGTTGTATGACACAGCAATAACCCTTAATTTGCAGTCTATGAATAAACTACACATTAAGAACGCCCCTTTCGGGGCAATTCCTACTTAGCCTCCTTTTGTTCTTTTTTCTGTTGCTTGGAGTAATGCTTCAAAGCTACCTTATCGAATGCTTCAAGCACTTCAATTTCGTAGCTTTCAGGAACAACACCAATGAGCTGAAAGAATGCAAGCATCTCAACGTAAGAAATTGCTGATACTCCCATTCCTGAAGGCCTACGATTGGAGAGCCGTAGAAACCATGACCAGTACTCCTGCATACATTCAGGTAACTCAACCAAGTCTTCTAACTCTTTAGGGACTCTACCTATTTGACGCTGTACATTCAGTAAAGCATCTTTTAGGGTATTACCGTCTGGTTGAGTCTCTGACAGTTGGAACTCTTGTTTTGCGTAGGCTAAGGCTTGTTCTAAGTCTTCAGAGTCGAAAGTTGAGGAGCGTTCCAGACTCCTCCATCACGATTTCCCGAATCCACGGGTGTTCTTTCAGTACACGCTCTGCATTTTCACGGTTAAACGGAATATCAACACCATCTTCCTGAATACCACGCCAAGAGATAATGCGGACAAATGCACGATCAATAGCCATGTCTTCCAATTCCTCAATCGAGAGTTCAACTTCTTTGTTTTTGCCCTTAGCTACTTTTTCACGCTTCTGCATTTCGGTAACTACTTTACGGGCATGAGTCTGAACAACCTTGGATTTCTCACCTCGGATTTTGACGAAACCCTCAGTACCCTCTCCAGTTGCAGGATGCAACAATTCAAATTCATAACCAGACTCAGCCTCTGCTGCGATATTGGTCTTTGCAAGATCAAGTGCCATATTTATTTTCCTTTCTTTGTTATAACGAACAAAAGCCCTTGACTAAAAGCGAAGGGCTTAAGTGATTAGATGACTAGATTTTATTATCTATCTAGACTCTATTATAACATACATCCCCCGCTTTTACAAGAGAATTATTCAGCAGTACAAATGAAAAATCCCCCTAAAGCCGTCGAGCTAAAGGAGGATTATAACAGAGGTTTTAGATTATGTCAATCAAACAAGCGTAGTATCCTGAACCAGAATAGTACTCGCCACCAAGCCACCAGTAGTAACGTCATTCTGCAATGCTTGGAAATCCATAGATTGGATCAAACCGAGTTCCGCATCTGCTTTTGACGAACCGTTGACTTTAACCTTGCCCATTGTAAAGGACATTGCTGATGCAGTTTTTTCAATCCCAGTAGTCAAAGCAACAACAAGGCTAATCTTAGCTTCATCGTCAAAGTAGTCCCGGAAAACAGCATCTTGGAAGTACACGGAAAGTGAACCACTTACGGTTACACGACCCACGAAGATAGCAGCAGCGGAATTAGACCCGACGACATTTGCAACTTCCTGATTGCGAGAAATATCCATATCCATACTGGTGATCAAACCAATAGGTGCACCATTCACAACCACAGCACCGGACACAGCAGCGAAGATACCTTCGGTATTTGTCGGAGTTGGTGATGTAAAATATTGCGAAGTACCAGTTTGGGTCAAGTCTTTACCAGCGAACGAGAGAGATGCTGTGACCAACCCGGTAGAGGGCAGTGACAGAGCAATTGAACTTGGTTTAAGACCTGTGTAAACTTCAGACTGAGAAATATCACTGAAGTATTGTTCAACTGTATAACTATCATCAGTATGACCAGTGAGAGGCACATACGATTGCTTGCCAATTGCGGACATGCCAGCAGTAGCGATAGGGCCTTCTGCAACTAGCGGTGTACCGGACAGCAGCACTACAGTAGCGACCAACGCTGTCAAGCTAACGATCAAAATGTTATTGCCAACGTTTGCAGGAGCAAAACCTGCTCCGGTCAAACGAACAATATTGCCAACAAAGAAGCCATCAGTCAGCCATGAGCCAGCAGCCCGAGTAATGGTGTAGAATGAGCCAGAAGCTGCAACAGTCAATGAAGCGCCAGAAGTAGTACCACCAACAGCGAAATCCTTGGCGAGAATAGAACCAATAAAATCTGAATAAGTACCTGGAGAAAGTTCAGCTTCCAGAGAACCTTCTACACTGCGGACACCGTGACGTGAGTCAATTGTTTGGAATGAAGGATTTATTTCTCCGGACTCATAATTTTCCTTTACGAGATTAAAATCAGCAGTAACTCGACGGAGCAACTTAGCTCCAGAAGCTCCTGCAGGAGTCCCCCATGTAGTCTCTTTTTTTACCGCCACTAATTTCGATACACCTTTAGCAATTGCCATTTTAATTTCCTTGTTTATTATTTTGCAAAATAATTATCACACCCTGCGGTCTTCGGACAGCAAAGCTTTCCTCATCGCCAAAGGCGTATTTATTGGTTGTACACTTCCACAGTAAGAGGGATAAGTACAGGAACAATAATCCTATCACTAGTAACCGTTGCACCAGCGATTTGAGGAGTTCTCAGTACATGCATACGAACTCCGCTTTCTTCTAACGTCAAACCCTTGTGAAACCAATCTCTGATTAGTTGTGCCCTAACAATTGCTCCAGCGGTTCCAACGTCAAGTTTGTCAGCTACGAATATCTGAACTTGAATATTCTCTCTGTAGAAATAAGTACCAAAAGTAGGATCAGTCGGAGGACTAATCACGAACTGCAATCTTTGATACATCCCTGTAGGCGCTGTAAAAGGTATACCCTCAAACGCTGTTGGTAAGGAAGGGGTAAGAGCGGCAAGTCTTCTTCGTACTGCTGTCTGGGCTATAATAATACTCATTCTTACCCTTCTTATTATATTCCGTGGCGTGATGTGTAACCCGCGCCTTGTTCGTTTAGAAGTCTGATTTGTTCTACACGCCATTCACAGGCTAAGCGGAAAGCTTCATCGTAACCAAGTTTAGCAATTGAGAAACATTTACTAGTTTGTTTACCACTTAAGTCCTTAAAGAATGCCTGCCACATGGCAGAATTCCTTTTAATGTTTACAATTAAAGTAACCCCTACTACACCACTAGTGTTATTTTTACGTTTCCTTGTGTTTCGACTGTTTTTAACTTTTTCCACTACCCTGAGATTTAAGATATTATTATTCAGAGAATCACCATTAATATGATCGACAACGTAACCTTCAGGGATTTTCCCATTAACTAGTTGCCATATGATCCTATGTATTTGTGTATTTCTGTTTTTAAATTTGATCATCCAGTGTTGCCCACCACATGAACGCTTTACCTTTAAACCACAATGCCCAAGTTTACCTTGTTCATACCTTCCGGTGAATACACCTTTGATTCGCGTCAACCCACTAGGAGAGTTTGAATCATATTCAAAATATTCTGAATAATCATCAAACTCTACACTACTAAGTGCTCTTATATTTACCAGATTGGGGAGGGTTTCAATTAACCCGCGCTCAATAGCTAATGCATCTTTTTCAAATAAGTTTCCAGCGTACATCTCAATAGAATATCCATTGGAAGAAACTTCAGTCCACCCTCTACCTCTATTAAACTTCTGCCAAGCCCTCTTATTTCTCCCTTTACCCACATAAAACACCTTACCATCCAAAGTCTTATGCAGATACACGTAATAATCATTTTTCATTTTTATTATTTCCTCATCAAGAAAATGCATCACAAAGAACAATTGGCAGGACGGTGATGAATCGTCTTTTCGGGGATCAGCCTATCCAATGTTTAAAAGTTAATTTTTGTTAAGAGGTTTCATTAAATAATCTGACAAGATCAACTTGGTATGTTTGCATGATGCTGTCCAATGTGGGTTGCATGATACCAAGATTGTTCGTCTGAGAACTGTAATTGTTTTCAAGTTGTTTGATGTAGAAACCTTTGTTACCAACAAAGACAGTATCACCAAGTTTGTAACTACCAAGATCAGACTGTACTAACGAAAGGGCTTCACTACCGGAGTTAGCACCGTAGAAGGCTTGCATACTGAACTGACCAGAAGTATTAACTTGCCAAGAACCTCTTGCAAAGCCTTCTGTTGGTTCAAGTCCAGTTCTACCTTGCCTTAGTTCGTACAACTTGAAGTATGTTTCCGCATCACCAAGTGGAGTGTTCTCAATAGCAGTCTTGGATATGATGTAAGAGAAACCCTTCACCATATTTTCGAGTCTGCGGACAGTATCCTGATGGTATGCTTTTAATTCTTCTAGTACCTTTGATACGTCAACAGAAATCATGCTAGCCTTTCACACCAAGCAGCTTGTAGAGAATAGTCTTGCCGTGAGCTGTAAATGCTTGATAAGAATTAACCCTGTATACTTCACCTTGATAAGTAATCTCATCAGAAGGCTTAGGCGTAAAGAGTAGACCGTCAGCAGCAAGATAGAACATTACAGTTTGCTTACCTACAAGCGTAGGGTAGTTGTACTGATTGGCGACTAATGGCTCTGGATAAATCTTCAGGCTGGTAGTCGTTACAACCTCACTAGCAGAGCCTAGGATATGGTCTACGGTTCGGGTGATGGTAGAGTAAGGGAGAAGCTGTCCGTGACGCTCTAAGGCACGTTTAGTGGCTCGTACAGACCAATCCATCAGAATCTACTCCCAAGAGTAAACGGACCTGTTTGGTACAACTCATCAGTCTTACCGGGATTCTGTACAATGTTGTTGTCTGTGTTGTTTACGTTGGCCCCCATGTCAGTAATGGAGACACCGCCAAAGTAGCCCTTCAAGTTCTGATACAGCGGATTCAAATTCTGATCTTTGATATAGAGTAACAGTGCTTGACGATATGCCTCAGCAGAAGTATTCTTTACACTAAAGATAGAAACTGTTTCAGAGTTCATTGTAGACAACTGAAACAAGATAGCTCTTGCTGCGTCTAAGGCTGCACGGGGGATGTTGTTACTGTGCTTACTGAGAAAATAGTCATAGGACGTATCATCTAGGATTGGGAAACTTACGTCTGTGTCACCAATCTCAATTCGAAGCTTAGCTATGTCTGTTAAGGCCATCGTAGGCTCCTTTGTTTGGTTATATTTTCTTAACACAGAACCCTGTTGTTACAAGATTCTGCAGTAAGAAAGGGTTCATTAGAACCCAGTTACTTACGTTGTAGAGAACAAACGGACCACGCCTTGCGGACGTGTCACGAGATTCATCATATTTTGTTCCGTTTGAATAGCAATTTTCTCATCTCTCGGATCATAGTAAGTGAAAGCATACAGCGGTTCACCAGTTGCGTTCACAGAGCCAAACTTGTTAGCTGGGCTATTGAACGTCTTGAACATATCCATCACACCGACAGGCATAAGGAATGCTTCGCCAGCGGTAATCAGTGCGCTACCAGCGTAGCTGCCACGATATTCAATGTATTCAACGCCACCAAACTCAAACCTGCGATACAGACCAGAGCCAAGGCGATTACGCAGAGGTTCCTGAGAACTTGTGTAGAATCTGTAAGCGTCTTTGATGGTAGCATGAGCAATCAGCTTACCAAAGAAGCCCGGAGAGCAAAGTGCAACCATACGATTAACAACATCACCAGTTTGGATATTGTCTTGGATATGAGCCAGTCCTTCTTCACCCTTAGCAATCATATCCGTGGTAGCAGTACCAAATACGAAGTCAACTTCTTTACGGGCAACACCGAACTCAGTGTATGCATTCTGTGCAACAACAGTACCATTGGGGGCATACACACCACCAGTACAGATTGCTTGAGCACGAGCATACTCCAGAGTAGCAGCGTGGTTCTGACGCAGACGGCCTAGCTTACGAGCCATAACAGCATCGGTAGTATCAGGATTGTCACTACCGTAAGCACGTTGACCTTGCACATCTTCAGGGAACACTGCATCATCCACAGAGAAGTTAGGAATAGCGAAAGTACGGATAGTACGGAGGTCATCTTTATTGACTTGATTGCGGGTGCCACGTTTGGTATCACCAATCAGAGCCAAAGTACCATTTTGGCTTTCAACAGAAACAGTGTGCTGTGTAACACCCTCTTGTTGAAACAGACCAAGTTCATTGATCAGACCCCATTGATTAGGGATAGAGATAATAGCTTCTGTTTGGTCAATGACCTTAAACGGTTCTGCATAATCACGAATTGCCATGATTTATTTCCTTATTGTTGTAGTTATAAATTAAATCGAATCCGACACTTGAATCCACTTAGCTTCAAGGTCTGCGTACAGCACACCGAGCTTAGTAGCGTCATTGTAGGTAGCGTCAATTACCAAAGCACCCTTGGAGACTTCAGCAGGACCGCGATACATCACCAGAACTTTGGTGTCAGTAGTTGCAGGAATCGTGATAGCTTCCACGACAATAGCACCCCCGACTTTAGAACCGTCAACAGCAGTTTCCTTAGCAACTTTGTACTTACCAGTAGCAGTAACTACCCCAAGAACAGTACCCAAAGCCAATGTAGCAGCAGCATCGTTAACAACTACTTGTTTAGTGCAGAAGCCCTTTTCGTGCCACAGTTCTTCTTTGACAAGATTAGAGTAGCGATATTTTTCAACAGCGATTGTAGCCATATTTTTCTCCTAGTATTATTTATTTCTTAGACTGTTGCGACTTGATGATTTCAAGAACACCGTTCTTTTTTGGTGTTTCACCAGCTTCAGCCGATACACCGATTTCCTTGAAAGCATCCGATTTCTCAACCAGTTCATTCAGGCTCTTGAACACTTCAACCAGTGCATCAAAATCTTCTTGCGATTCCAAAGCCAGTGCTGCCTTCACAATCACAGCAGCTTGCTTTTCATCTTTGACCACAGCCTTGACAGCATCAGTCTTGGACTTAACAATTGCTTGTTTCTTTTCTTCTTCAAATTGTTTGACTTGTGCGAGCGCTTTCTCCAGAGAGACTTTCTGATCTTCTAGCGATTTTTGCAATGCAACAAGTTCAGACTTTTCAACCATATCAACGGCTTGGGTCATTACTTTTTCCTTGTTTTTCTTTACTTGCTTAGAGGCGGGGGCCTCAACTTGTTTCTCAACTTTGGTTGAGGCTTCCGACTTTTTATCATCGAAACTTTTTAAGGCTTTCTCAATTTCTACCTGATCGGTGAGAACGTCCAAATAATCTTGTTCTGTCAGTTGCGAAAGGGCTTCTGGAAGATTCTTTGCTTCATGCAGGGATTTGATAATACTAAAGGATGTGAAACGATCTTCAACCCAGTTCATGTATTCATCTTTAGCTTCTTGAACTTCATCTTCAGGGGGCTCTACGTAACCCATAAGCCCCGCCAGAAACTTCGCGTCTTCACCCCAAATGTAAAAGAACTTTTCCAAGAAATCTGGGAGTTCCATAGTGATCTGAACTTCTTGAGCTTTCTTAATAAACTCAGGGGAGAAGTTATTCGCCTTAGCAATCAGTGTAGGAATCCCATTTGCTGGACCACCAACTGATGGGCCTACTAGTGCAACGGCTGCACCGTTCTTTGAGAAATCAAAGCCTTTCAGCTTTCGCGTTGCTTTTCGTTTATTTTCCATCAGTCCTCCATTAATTCTTCATATGCATCGCACTGAATGGATAATCCGTTAAATGTACCATCCTTAATGCCTTCCCAAATCCAATCGTGACGTTCTTCATCTTCAACTTCGATTGTCTGCACCCAGCTACCCTTTTTTACTTGGGTTTCACCGATGGTTGCTTTCGTAGGTAGAACATAAGACTCAATGAACTGAAAACCATTGGTATCAATTAAGTGTAAGAGATTTGCCTTACGGCAGAATTTATTGAATGAGTAACATGCTTCTGCTACTTCTTCTTCAGAGTACCAATCTCCCTGAAGGTCTGTAGTCATTCCATCTTCGTCTTGAGGTTCAAGAGTTACAAAAGTAGCTCTTCGTTTCTCAATGTCTAAAGATTTAGCTACAGAAACTAATCTAATTTCTTTCGTCATCTTTTCCTTCTTATTTTAGCATTCTAGATAACAGATAAATCAATTATATCATACTTTTGTAATAATTACAAGTCAATTTTACTTATGTAGATACTGATTTATCTGTTTATAAGGTATTAATTTACCCTACGCTAGCTACAACCGTCCTTACTTCCTCTGCTAGCAGTGCATACATAGCGGGTGAAGGGTGCGTTCCGTCTCCAGACGCCCAATTTGTACCTGATGGTTGAACCCACTTATAGGGGTCTGACGGATTCTTCCAGCTTGAGAAAGGTGCCCAAACATCAATACGCCCCGCTGCAACCTCAGCGGCCATCATTGCGTGCCAGAGTTCGACATTGCCACCAGCGCCCCAGCCAGTTCCCCCGAGAGTTTGATCCGAGCCATCAACTGCTGTCCTCGTTGTATTATTAACACGAGTAAGCAAACCACCGCGAACAATCTTTGTGATCCCTGCTGCACGCATAGCAGCCCAAGCAACACGTGCACTAGCAATGACTGTTTCCGGTGTTCGAGATGTCCCTGCTACACCAAAATCATTGGTACCCATATTGTCCCATGCTCTGTTACAGTAACCCTTGTAGAGCGCAGCACGAGTCGTGTTTACCGTGTCGAAGTCGTAGTACCCTGAGCCGCCTTTTGCCATGGACAAGTAAGAAGTGCAATTTGTAAGGCCAGCTAAATCATGTAAAGCTCTCCCCATTGCTGCTACCCCATAAGGGCCTGCAGAAGTTTGGGTATCCCCTTGGCCTACAGAGATTGAGTCACCAAAGATTAACCAAGTTGCTGGATCACCAGTTTCATATTCACCTAGAATAAGTGGGCGATAACCAGACGCTCGTGCGGAGAGTGCAGTACCTGTTACGGTAAATGTCCCTGTACCTCCGATATTTGTTACAGTAGTGTTAGCTGGGTTGTACCAGCCTACTTGATTATTAGTAGAATCATTGCTTACCACGACCTGTTGTGATGTTGGAATAGCAATAGCAGTAGGCCGACTAACAATAAGACGCACATCAATGAAGCTATCCCTTGGAAACCTCACCAAACCAAAGTCTGATGCGTTAATCCAGTCACTCTGAATATTAGCGTCGCCATCGGCCAAGACCTTTGATGCTGATCCGCCATAGGTTGTTGCCACGGCAACACCGTTCGCTACGACGTAGCAAGATTCGATCGTCAGCGTTGACCCATACAGCGTATCTGCCGCGTTCGAGGCCGCACTTGTCAACGCCCAGTTGTGGTGGCTTATTTTGATGCGCTTTACTGCACCTGAACCAATGTAGTATCTCCACCTAGCGGCTTGCGCAGTGTTCGTCCCACTTGAATCATCAGATTGCGGTAGGGCGTTGTTTGCTACCGTGCGAAGCACAGCAGATGCAACACTACCCATACTAGCAATAATCTGCGCCAATAGTGTCTTATTAATACCCATAGTAGTTAAGCCTTAGAGCCTACAACATCATAGGTATTGGTACCAGTTTGCACCAACGAACACCATGGGTTTGCTGCACCAGTTGTCCGAACATCAGTTACAGTTGCTGTGCCGTTAAAAGTTATAACACCCTTAAATGCAACACCGAAACCTGTAGGAAGACCAGTATTAACTGTAGCAACTTGTGCAGAAGCACAAACAAGTGTTGCTCCATTGTCGGCTGATGTCAAAGTACGTGACGTGAATGCAGAAGGTCCAGTACTACCACCTGTAGTGTTAAGGTTGATAACCATCTCTCCTGCTGCATTAACAGGGATGAGGGACGGAGGAAGACTCCCCGCTACACCCCTACCACCTGTACCCAGTGTTGCTACAACTTCACCTTCAGTATTAACTGGAAGTCCGTATTGTTCTAAAATATTATCTGGCATTTTTATTCCTTGGTTTTTGTTTGTGCTTTACGCGTTTTCTACATTTGAGATGGAGGTGTCTGAACTTGCAGCAGAGTCTGCAGTACCGTTCAAACCACCTGAACCAGAAGACATTCCATCTCCACTACGTGAAGTAGAGTCCGGTAGGAGACTTTCAATATCCGTGCCTTCAGGCAACGTATCAATCCCCAAACTTTCCAGCACAGCATTAACAACATCAAGACTCTTAGGAATATACCCAGTAGCACCCATACGTTGCACAGCTTTAGAGAATGTTTCCAAATCAGCAGGCTCAATACCGTCAAAGTCGAACTTACCCATTCTGGAGGTTTCCCATCCGTTGAGTTCATACGTCATTTTTATTAGATCGTTTTGGAGAACCTCTGCAATATTAGAAATCAACCTTTCAGCATATGCACCAGAAAGACTATTCTTGATAGCGCCTAGAGCAAAAGAACCTGTAGTTGACTGTCCCATTTGGAGCACATCGGCAAAGAGTGAAGTAAAGATTAGGTTCTTGTAATACTCTTTGATCTTACTAATATCAAAGTTTTTCTTACCATCAACAGAAAGCAAGTCCAATTTGAACATCGGCATCCGACTTTCGCTGTCGATGACTTGTGGCAAAATCACGGCAGACTGTTCATTCATCTGCAAGTTCCGCATGACGTTCTCATAATACAAACGAATTGCTTGTACTTCTGGAGGTGCATCAGCAGCAAGATATTGTGCTGGGAGGTACAGGACGGGCAAGCCGTTCAAGTCCTTGGCTACACCAGTTGCTTCAAGTTCTTCCAATGCAGTAAGAAATCTCCAAGCAAGATAAGCGTCACGCAGAGGGGACTTGCCAAAAGGATCACCCCTGTGTTTACCTGTACGGAACAGCATGAACTTACTGCGTGGGAGGTTGATCAGGTTGCTGCGCTTACTGAAACGATTATAAATATCGTTGATTGCAGAAAGGTTTTGCTGAACACCGATGATTTCATTACCATCGTCACTGAACAAGAATTTAGAGATACTTTCCTGAACACGGATAGGAAGTTTCTTCCAGCCAATTACACCGTCATCATAAAGACTACCGTTAGCTTTTAGGCGTTTACGGAATACTTTCTCGTGAACAGAGAAGCCAAAGATATTAGCACTAAGGGTATCACGGACGAATTCACTCCATGGTTGTTCCATGTCTTGCATCATCTGGTTGATAATCTTGGCTTGTTCTTTTTCTTGCTCTGTTGGTTCTTCTGGAGGTTTGTAATTCCAAGTTGCTTTCGAGATGATGTTCTCAAAGAGAGTCAAGGGAGCATTCACTGCTGAATGTTCAGTCATGGACTTAAACGTATTAATACTCTGGGGCCAGTTCAGTTCACGCTTGAGTTCATCTTGGGTTACGCCTGCAAAAGTAGGTCTGCCAATTGATCCGATTTCGCCCATTCTGAACCGCTCAGGTTGATCCAAAGGACTTACAGCCTTTTCAATTGCTTTTTTTCTTGTAGCCATAAGGCTCCTTTATGATGTAATATTGAACGTAGGCAGAGTGAAGTTGCCACGGTTTTGGCCGTAAGAGTTGTGGAATGATTGCAAGGGTTGATTGGAGACTTGGATGTTGGGCATAGTCATAACAGGAAGTGTTATCCCTTGATTCAGAACCCAAAAACAATCCGAAGTGGCGTCTGCTCTATCATCATGTGTTTTATTATTGAATTCTGTCTGTTCCAGCTCGTTCACGTAGGCTTCAGTCCATGAGCTATTAACGATTCGTACAAACCCAGCCTCTGCCACCGATGCAAATGGCAGGAAACGATGTAACTTACCCTTATCTGGCTTTATCAGTTTGACGATGTAGCCTTTTTCACTTAGTCTACGAGCCAGATTCTGACAGTATGCACCCGCTGTAGCGCCTGGGTCTTTTGGAAGACCAATGATGACACCTCGACCGTCACGTTCTGCTGTTTCAAAAATAGCCTTTTCAACAGGGCCGACACGCTCACGCATGATTACACAATCTTCAATTGTATATGTGCTATACTGATCTTTGCTCATCAAAACGCCTGCTGTAGCGTCAACACGTGGTCTTGCTTCAGACGGTTCTGAGAAAGCTAAGTCCCAGCACCTAGTACGTTTCTTTGCTTGAAGGTTTGGATAAGGTTCAAAATTAACCCACTCTCGTTTAAAGTACCCTGATTTTTGTTCACGTACCCACGCACCATGAAGTAGTCTTCTGCACTCTACTGGCGGGAGAGATTTAAGCGTTGCGATATATCCCTCGTTCTGAGCCAAACCTACAGGATTGTCCAGAATCGAACCGGGCACAAAGAGGTAGTCTTTGATGGGGGATGTCCCACTACTACCATATATTGCTCTAGCATCTGTAAGAGAGTCAAAGAACTTAATCTCTTGTCCCTCTCGAACAAAGTATCTTTTTTCATACTGTTCTTTTCTGATAGGAACTAAATACTCATCTAGACTATGTTCAACAAACTTCATCAAGAAGCTGTCGGGATCAGGGTTGCAAGTTGCGTGTGCTTGCAGTTGGTAATTTACCCGAGTAGACCGTAGACGAGACAATGCATAAAATACATTATCGCCGTCAAGCTGTTGGCATTCCAAATTTGTTCAGTAAAGTTCGTTACTCTTTACCCGCCTTTCGGCTGCTCTATGTCACCATAAAGTTCAGACTATATCAAAACCCTATATTGAAGGGTTCCTCCCATTTCACAGCACTTGCTGTTACGCCTTTCGGCTAGTCGTTAGGCTTTTATGCTTTCGCAATTTAGCACGGTAGGTTGTCTCGTTAAGAGATATTCCCCGTTTAAGGAGGTTTCGATCAAACATTACTGCTTGAAAGGACAATTACAATCAAATGCGATTCGGCTATACTCTCTGCCTTGAATATTCATTCTATCTGCTGGCTTATCTAAATAAGTAAACTGCAATTCAGCACCAGATGAAAAAATGATAATCAAGTCTCTACTTTTAATTCTGATTTTAGGATCAATCTTTGAGTACAAATCAATTGCTGCATCAAACAAACCCCCAGAACCAGTCAACATTTTGGTGGTCTTACGGATGATCACCGCACGAGTACCGGGATCATGAATAATTGGTAGCATACTACCTAGCAAGCAGTAGGACTTGCCTGCGAAGGCCGCGCCGCCGTAGATAGTGAAAAAGGCATCAGATAACAAGAACTGGCTCTGGGGTTCTGACGCTGGAGAAAAGACAAGATTACTCATCTTCAGCCTTTGGAGGCAGCATGTGCAAAGAAAATGCTGGCTTATGCTGTGGCTGTAGGTCTTCCACATTGGTTTCGCTCTCAGGGAGTTCATCAGCCCCTGAAGGCTGATATAACTTGTCCACTGTCAAGTGAAAATACTTCAAATAAATCTCTGCTGCTTTGAGTTTGGCAGCTTCACTAGCTTTTTCATTATTTAAAATTTTAAGAGCTTCCTTCAAAGCAATTTGTGCGCCGGGCTTCAGCTTGCGAGCCAGTGTCAGCATTTCCTTGTCTTTGGCCTCTCGCCGGGTCAAGGTCTGCGTATCTTTCTTTAGAGGCCGACCAGCCTTATTAATATTGCTGTCCCTCTTCCCGCCGTTATCTTTTGTACTTACAAATGGCATATTCAGTCCTTAACTTTTCCATAATATAATTGCTCAAGTTGCATTCGTCTGTAAATAGCTTCCCAAAGATAGACATACAGCTCAGCAATTTCTTTTTGATTGTCTGGGAGGTAAAATCTTACATACCACTTTTTTGACGCTTTGTGCCACGAGACCCCTGTCTTTCCAGAAGTATTTAGATTAGAAATACGTCTGTTATAACCTTGAATGTGGTCGTCTGCCCAACGGCAATTCTCTTTACAATAGTTTCCATTCACATCAATACGGTCTATACTCAAACCTTCTTCATAGGTGTCTCCCATGTCATCATAGAAGCCTACAAAAGTATTCCACTTCGGATCAATGGTAATTCCACGTCCACCGTAATCATGATACCTGGGTGAATTTATATTTGTGCAACGTTGCTTCATGTTAAGCCAAGAACGCCAAATCGGGGTATCACTAAATTCATGTGTTTCGTGTTCTACACCCTCTTTTGTAAAACGAACACACCCACAATGAAACACCACACCAGATTTAAGCTGCGATTTGCGCACATCCCTTATCCCACCACAGTCACACTTGCATGGATACTTCATATAGAAATAACCACCATCTGTGTCATGTCTATATGGTAAACCAGTGACAACAAGTCTTCCAAAACGTGTACCAATGTCTAAATTTTGCATAAATCCCCTAAAGTTAAGTTACTAAGATTCGCAACAGGGTGCAAAGCTATATACCCTAATCAGAGTAACTTAACTTTAAAAGACCGGCAGTTGCTTTGCTTTTACTCGTTGCGCGAGTTCCAACAATACTAATAGCCCGAGAATTCGGGCTGAATGAATATGTCCTGCGTACTATAATACAGGAGTGCTGGCGGCTCTAATGGCCCTTACCTACGTTGATAACGCAAGCGCACTAGATTAACCTTATCATGACGCCTGAAGCACTTGGCGGTGCTGCCATAGCCATAACGTTCCACAGGTAGCGTGGATGATTAGGGGTTAACCCTTGTTTGGTGCCGACTGTAAGATTTGAACTCACTACCTACCGCTTACAAGGCGGTTGCTCTACCAACTGAGCTAAATCGGCTAAAAAGTATTTCTTAAAATGAGCACTCAAAGAATGCTCACTGTGAGATACACTACGGATTTTCTTTCAAGCTACCTACAACAATCAAACTCCCCGAATCAATCGGATACGATTCACTGTTAGTGTCAGCAACCCACACCTCAAAGAACAATCTCTGGATAGTTCCAGTTATGGTTGTTGTCAATGGGAAATATGCTTCCCCATTTGTTGCATCTGTAATTATACCATCGATTGTCGCAATACGCAAGGGGCTAGCTGGATTTGACTCTACATCTTCTGTATCAACCAGCATCTGCAAAGTCATGCCAGAAAGATCAAGCGGAATGGTTACTTTGTCACTCACCACTGACCAGTTGAAGGTGATTCGCTTAGTGCTGTTTCTAACTCTAGTAATAATACTCATGTCATCTCCAGATAATATTTGTTTGGATAACGTCATCTTGTAGAACTACCATTACTTTGTCATCTACAACTTCCGAAAAAATAAACTCTACGTGTGTGGTAACGCCGGGTGGTGGAACTGGTGAACCAGATAGAGTAGGATTGCTTACCCCCCAATAACCCAGAACAATACTCCTTGATGTTAACCCATGAACTTGACCAATCATAGGTGTAAGTGCTTGCACTAAACCTGTAACAAGCGGCCTACCAACCAAAATATGTACCTGTCCAACTATAGGATTACTTGCAGTGAATGCCCCTAGGACTATATCTCTTGTAGACAAGTTATCTGTGTTAGCGAGAGAGGTTAAATCTGGCTTGCTAACTACAGATTCCGAAAGAGTAATCGGCTGTGCAGGAAGTACATGAATCTGACCAATTTCTGGTTTTGTAGTGGTCAGATTATTAAGACTAACACCAAGACCTGTCAGTATGTGTATTTGTTCAATACTAGGTTTGGTAATCTGCACCGCTTCAAGTGCAATGCTCTTTCCGCTCAAATTATTTACATTTGATGCAGAAGTTAACGCAGGGTGACCTACTGTAATTGCACTTAGATTGGTAGCCTGAGCAGTAAGTGTATGAGCCTGACTAAATATAGCTGGAGTGGTAACTACAGAAGAAATAGTAAGATTGTTTCTTACAAGTGCATGTACCTGTGCAACAGCCGTAGAACTAACACCTAGAGAACCCAGATTTACCGATTGTGGTATCAGTGCATGTGCTTGTCCAATTGCTGGATTGGCTACTGTTGTTGCACCTAAATTAATAGTGCCGCCAACTAGTTGGTGAACTTGACTAATTCCTATAGACGTAGTGGATACAGGTGAAAGGTTGATAGCCTTCTCTGGCAGAACATGAATCTGACCAATGGTCGGTGCACTTGATGTTAGTGCACTAATCACAATACTCTTAGGGGTGAGGCTGTCTGTAGTACTGGCTACGACATCTGGCACCCATACTGAAATCTCTTCTGGCTCGAAAACTTGCCAAGGATTATCATATAAAGATTTAACCTCCTTGGTTGACAGCGGTGTATCAAATGATAAGTGCAAATATATTACACCATCAAAATAACGTCCTTGAGCACCAGCACTTCCGAGCGTGGGGATGCCAACAAATCCAGTCAAAGCAATGGTGCCAGTGGTTGAACTATCAACCAACATCCCATTTTTATAGCACCTGACTGCCGAACCAATGGCTGTACCGTCTACCGCCAATGCAATCATGCAGGTTTCACCTGCTGTCATAATCGTTGGACTTGTATAATGAGTGTACGAACCGGGTTGTCTAATACCTACAGTTCCACCATCGCATTGCCAAACAGTAGAGGGAGTTGAACCACCAACAATACATCTGCTGGACCCACCAGCACCTAATGTCATCAGAACAATTTTCGTTCCGAATACATTATCAGGATCACGGCTAGATAAAGCATTAAGCGGTAGATTCGTGAAATCAGAAGTGCCGTTACCTGCGCCACCAACACCAATAGGGTTTATGGCCTTAGCCCCAAAAACTGCAGGAGCGTCTGAGAGTCCAGTGCTTCTTCCACCCGTCCATGCAGAAGTTAAGTGCTTTGTAATCGGGTTTGACCAATCAATCCCACATACATCTTGTGGCTGACGAGTACGAGGTACTTTGATCTTTACGAAAGCCATTTATGCACTCGCTGCTGAAGAAACCTCACTCATGAATGCTTCGCAAACTACTGCGTTAGTAGTATTACCAGTTATCGCTACATTAACATGCATTACACCTTCAGGTACACGATAGGACCATTCATTTACCGTACCGCTGACCAAACCTGTGCCGACTTGATGTAGTGTTTTCCAGTCTGTTCCTGCTATTGCTGCAGAGGGGGTAGCGCCAGCATTATGTGCAGCTAGAATACTGACTGTAGCTTGAACTCCAAGGGTTCCGCTATTGGTGGTCTTAATAGTAAGCAAACCACCCAATGCTGTACGCAAATCAACCGGAGTGCCAAGCAGGGTAGCACCAGCAGCATTAGATGTACCTGCTGCGATTAAGGTTCTAACGGCTTTTGTTAGTGTTGTAGTGCTCATTTGTTAGTCCCATTTGCATTCTTCATAGCCACTTCAACTTGTGCTGGACTAATCAGGTCTGGCACTTCCGCTACTGATTTAAGCAATGTTCGATTTGGCTCTGGGATTAGCGCATCAATCATTGCACGAGTAGCTGGTGAACCAAAGTCCAATTCTCCACGGTTTACCAGAATCCATGCCCACTTGAGAGCAGGTACAGATGATGCTTGCAACTCCAAGGCGTCCAGCAAAGCAGCACCCTCAGTTGGACCAAGGGTTTCTAGTACAAGCCCAATACCACCAAGTCGTGTAACAACCTTCTTGCGATTGATTGACAATACATCAGCTATAACCTGATAATCATGAGATGCGACTAAAGTCGCATCTAAACCTTGAATTTCTGTATAGAGGTCCATAATGGTAATCCTCTAAATCTATTAAGCTACAGTGCCGGGGATACCAATATCAACAGCAGCCAGGGTAAAAGTATTACCAGCAGTAACAGCTTGTGAAGCATTCAATGCCTGTGCTGCAAGCAAGCGCGAACCAGTTGTGTCAAGCACTGCAAAGTGCGTAGCTGTACCCGTAGCAGTTACAGTACCGTCAGTAATAGCACTCACAACAACTTTACGACCATCCGGTGTACGTGCTTGCGGTGCAGAAATAGTAGGAGACACCTTGCTACCAAGTGCATAAGTTGCGTTAGCTTCAGCGTAAGTAACTGGAAGCGCACTGCAAATAACTAGTTTATTACCTGCGGTGTCAATAAGATTAAGTGCTGCGTCAAGAACGTCAGAAGAGATGTAACCTGCCATGATTTAGTTCCTTAAGTTTAGTTGTATTAGAATGTTATTAAGACTTACTCGTAAAAACGAGCAGGAGTTTTTCCAGATGGATGGAGCAAGTGCTCAACTTCAAGAGTGTCCTCTTCATCGAAAAGAGGAACCTCCAAGGAATCAACGCACTCATCACATTGCTGTGAAGCGTTGTATTGAGATTGCCTGTAGTAGCTTTGGCAAGTGATGCAAATAGCCATGATGTTTGTTATTATTCTTATAAGAGTTGATGTAAAATGACAACCATGAAGCTTGAGTCTTCACATCTGATGCATATCGGGACCTAAAATGGTTTTGTGAATCAGAACCCGCCTGTTCCTAGTCAATCCTAGTACTCGGTTGTCGTAAAAAGTCCCGGTAATGGTTCCGGGTCTGCCGTAGACCGTATGCAAGCATACAGCGAACACAGACAGTTAGGCTTTACTCAGTGGCTCATTAGAAGGAGGAAGTGCGTGGTTAGCCTGAGTTGAAAGGAGATTAAAGACCCAGAATACGCACTGGAGGTCATTGAACTTGAGTAAAGCTTTAATAGAATTATTGCTAATCTTGATTATACCATCAAAATACTTAAAAGTCTAGTCAAATACGCAGAACTTTGTGAGTATTTTACTATATTTCAACTGCAACTTTAATTGCTGCCTCCTAGCAACAACAATATCTTGGATAATCTTACTCTTCTCAATTCCACCATCAAAGTACTTCAAGATATACGAGAACTGATCTGCAGCATGAGGAATAATATGTATCCCACCAGTAAGATTTCTATGAGCTTCTTTGATTTGCCTGAAAACCGCCCTAGACACCAAGGAAAGATTCTGGATTCTATTATCTTCTGTATCAAGATTCTTGTGAAGAACTTTTTGCTCTTCCCTTGGTATGATAGAAAAAGCCAAGTAGTAAGCAATGCGCTCTAGTTTATATTTTCTTGTTTTAGGCTTGGCTTTAGAATCAAAGATGACTACAATTCCATCGTTATCACATGTCAAAACACGATTAGATTTCTTTATAGTCACCTTACCAGTCTCAGGGTTGTACTCCAGAAGCTCTTTTAGTCGCTCTAGAGATTGTTTGTTCATTCCTGAGGGGGTTCTTTCTTTTTACGAGGGGTTTTCTTGGGGGTAGTTCCAACCTTCTCTCGTGCTTCCATCTCTTCTTTCATACGTTGTCTACGAGTCTGGTCCCTGCTTTCAAGGCGTTCGTTAATCTGATCGTAGTTCAATCGGATTTCAAGGCCGGAGAATATCTGAGAAAGTTCGTCAGTGCTCAAGAAGTCTTTGTATGCGTCAGTGAGAATCTCTCTGCATTGTTGGTCCACAAAAATAGATTGACTGACCATATTAGATTGATGATTGTGCCCACCAAAACTAGCAGAGTGAATCATCATCGTAGAGTAAGGCTTAACTCGGATACCATCACAGACAAGAAGCAGCACAGTAGCAGCACTTGCAGCCTCGCCGTCTAGTGTTCCAATGACAGGTGCTTGGCAATCCCGGATAGCATTGATTAATCCAATTAAACCGTCGATGCGGCCTCCGGGCGACGATACTTTGAAGTCCACAAGATCGTCTTCACTCAAAGAATCCATTTCCTCAACAAGTTCAAAGTAATGATTAGGATCACGGATTTCATCTTTAAGATTTACAATCAGTTCAAAAGAAGGGATTGCTCTTTTGTAATACTGAACTTTCTTTTGTTTTGGAAAACCGTCATCTTCATCATCTTCGTCTTTATTTCGTGCAAATTTTGTATTCATTTTTGTCCTTTCCATGACTTTCTTTATAATTCCCGTTCAGAATCAAACCTGTAATCGCCCCATCCCTTGCTAGTACTGCCATCTGAAAAGCTGGTAAAAGCCCATATTTATTAACACTAAAATATACAGCCATCTTCTTCCCGTCCAACCCCATCCAGCACGCATATGCAGCGGTATAATTCCCTTGATGCTTCCAACCAACCCCCATCACACCAGAGGTGTTGTTAGCGGGTTTCACTCTATTCCTTGCTTGCTCGTCTTGGGTTGCCCACTTTATATTTCCCTTGATATAACCCTTGGTGGTATCAATCCTCTCAACACCCCATTCGGCTGTATTTTCTGGTGGTTCTCCGATTTCTGAATAAAAAGCAAGAAAGTCATTTCTCCATTCTTCTTCCATCTTAATACCAGCAGCACCATACGTGGGGTAGTCTATGTTACTAGGGTTATAACAACGTGCTTTTATGTGACTCCATGAACTATACACTTTTGTCTTGTGGGCCAAGCCATGCTTAAAATGGACATTGGCTTCTCCTCTTGGTTTAGAGCAACCACAAGACTTGGAACTGCCAGCACGAAGACTATCCTGCAAGACTTCTTTTTCCACACCACAAACACATCTGCACAACCATTTTGCTTGTCGAGTCTTAGGGCTTCTACCAGAAAAACCTAGCACCTCCCAGTTTCCAATCTTGTCACCTGTTAGGTCAATCTTATTTACCATATTCCTCCCTAAGACCAGTCGTTATCAATTACTTTTACCATAAGGGCAGTAAATCCAGAACGTACCACATCATCATGCGTAAAAGTAACTACACCAAAATTATTGTTAGCCTCCCACATGTCTTTTTCGTTTAGATATGATGGAGACTCTTTACGAACCTTACTAATGATGTTGCACAGACTGTCAATGCCAGAGTCAGACTTAGTGTCCTTTTGCTTGCCATCCCCACAGAAGCAAATCTTACTGTTTTCGTTCAGTCGGGTGACAAGTGCTTTCATTCCATGAGAGTCAATGTTCTGTGCCTCATCGCAAATAATCCATGAGTTCTCATATGAGCGCCCCCTGCAATCTTCTAGGGCTTCAAGAACCACAGTACCAGTTGCAATCTTGGCTTCAAGTTCTGCTTTACCAAAAACAAGTTCAAGATATTGCAACATACTCTGCATTAGGGGACGAAGTTTATCTTCGGCGCTCCCGGGCCGCAGGCCAATTGTACGCCCAACCATTTCATATGGTCGAATCAAGACGATCTTCTTTACATTACCCTTAAGGTACTCGTTTGCTGCATGAATGCAAGCAAGATACGATTTGCCAGAGCCAGAACTGCCTCGAAGCACTGTGACTTTCTTCTCCTTCAGCAACTTCAGTGCTTTTGCCTGATTCTCAGTCTTTGGTTTCAGTTCAAACACCTTCTGTGCTCTAATCTCAGCAAACTTTTCTGATACAACTGGTCCAGCACCTTCTTTTTTATTCCTGGTGATTTTACGTGCAGTGGTCATTAGTTCTCCTTTAAGTATTATTAAACTTACTCGCTCTTCGCCTTCCGACCCGGCTTCGCCTTAACGTCTTGTGCAGCCGTTTCAGCGCGCTTAGGAGCCTCTACAACCTCTTTTGTACCTTCTGTGGTACTAGCACCTTCCTCGGTGCTTTCAGAGGCTTCCTGAAGGGTTTTAAGCCCTTCTAGAGCATCTGTGATAACCTTCTGTACTTCAGTCGTATCTACTTTTACATTAAGGGTAAGTTTATCAATAGAAAACTCTTCCTTTACCATCTTCACAATGTAGTGCCCGAAAGACCCATAGGGGTAGGTTTCATTGTGCTCAAGGGAGATTTTGTAACCGTCTTTGATTGCTTGTTCCACTCCTTGTAGGAACGTAGCTAAGTCGTAAGCCTCTACGTGTCGAAGTTCTAGTTGTTGTTGAATTGTAAGTGCCATTGGATTATCCTTTCAGAGATAAAGTTAGATAAAATAGAAGAATTTCTTCTTGCCGTAGATGTAATTATAGCATAGGAAAAGGGATTTAACAAGAGGGATAGACAAAGAAAGAATTGTGTGATAAACTTGGGGTTTTATGAAAGGAGCCTACATGAAACAAGGATGGGTTTGGAAAAGCAAAGAGTACGGAACTTGGTTTATTTCCAAGGAGTCTGTTACTAAGCACTGGCAAGAAGATCGTCTTGAACTCTACGGAGAACTTCGTGACCCAACAAAAGAACAGCTTGATCTTTGGCACGACGAACAGATCACATGGGTGGAGGTTAGTCTTCTCGGTGAGCATATTGGAGACCCTGATATGAATTATTGGAAAGAAGTGTTCTTGCAACGGATGAAAACAGACTATGATAGGGATTTTGATGCAAAGGAGGTAAATAATGAAAATTGAACAACTGATTGCTGAACTTACATATATGCAGAGATGGGTTGATGATGTTTTTATTTCTACAGGTGGATTCACCCTGTCTGACATCCAAGATGTAGAGATTAATCATTTTGAGGGTCAACCTTTGAATGCTATTATCCGGGTGAAGGTTGATGACACAACAGGTTGAAGATTTAGCAATCTTCCGTACACAAAAAGAAAGTAAGATTTATAAGAGCAAGATTCTTAAAAAGTCCTTTAGATTTGTAAGGCACAAAGTACTGGAGTATGTTAACCTAAAAACAGGAGAGATTATACCCTTCAATTTTGCTAAACAAATTGGCATAACAGAATTTGATTATGAGCCACTTACACAAGAAAGAAATGAGATACTTGACTCACTTCGTAAAGAAGTAAAAGAGTTTGCTTTGTTTGTACTGTTGTTCAGAAACAAAAGAAGAGGTATATCACCAAACATTGAACAAGTGATTGAATATTATTCTAAGTTCTCTGGTATGAGAAAGAACAACATCAAGTCTAGGCTCTTACCTTTGATCTTGAATAAGGTGTTGTTTAGCAGTACGCTCATGATGCCACCCTTCCAGATCAACGACAAGAACATCACAGCACGGGAGCACTTGCAAGAGGACTTTATTGCTGAAAGTAGGTTCTTTGAGTTGATGAGAAGGAAGGCTTTTGAGGTAGAGGATTTATAAATTAGTCTTGGAGTGCTGTGTAATTTGACTCACTTTTCACATGTGTCAAACCTGATAGTTCCAACTCTCCAGCTTGCGGTGTTATATACAATAAAAGCACAACAAAGATTAGACCTAATACTGAGTACCAAATCCGAGCATCTGTTGCAACAAATATCACCTTCATGCAAGCATGACTGAGTGAAATCGTGTGTCTTTAGCACAAAATAAAGCCTTCGTTTGCACTTAAATAAAGAAATAATTCAGTAAAGCCCGTAATCCTAGTCCTTAAGTCCATAAGGCTTATCTTTACGGACAACACCCAGTTTAGGTATGATCAACCCCAGATTGGGTTTGTTTGAGTGTTGTGTAAATGATACAGCATAATTGATTAAGTTGTGCTAGAATAATTGCTATCTTAAATTTTAATGAAAGGAGTGAAATGAACACCATTGACCGTATCAAAGGTTGTAGACTTATCTGGATCAACCAGAGGTGGAATCTTTACCTGCATGGGGATGAGTCTGTACGCTCTCTTGTAGATGAAGAATTCCAATA